GCTTCGTGGACTTCGACGACGGTGGACAGGTCCAGGAAGATTTGCCGGAGGAGCTTTCGGGCTAGCGGGTCGTCCTCGATCAGCACGGCGCGGAGGTAGCGCTCGGGTCTCGAAATGCGTCCGCTCTTCTCCAGAAACTCGCGACTTGCCGCACTGGTCAATCTGCCAGGTGGTTTTTTTTCGTCGCCGTCCATGGTGCGAACCGCACCGTACTAGCGTCGTCGAACCGGCGGGTAGGCGCAAGATTTAGGACCGAAACCCCTAGGGGGTGGGCGTGAAGACTTCCAGGTTCGCGTGCGCGGTCACATACCAGCTGTCCTGCCGGTTGAAGTCCCCTTCGCGCCGTACGCGGAACGGATACTCCAGGCGCTGGAAGGCGGCCGCCACGAGGGCCATCAGCGTGCCGTCTTCCAGCCAGGTGCGGCTGACCACACCGTTCCACGCGGGACCGGAACCCGTGAACGTGCAAGGGACCCCTTCGTGCGTCAGCGCATCGGGATCGGGATCGACCACGATGAGTTTGTTGATGCTCCGGTCCTTGGTCGAGAAGTAGGCGAAGGTGCCGTTCTCCCAGCAGACGCGCACAACGTCTTTGCCACTGTTGGCGGTTCCGTCCGTGAAGTCGACCACGCCGAAAAGCGGCGGGTCGCACATCAGGCCGGAGTCGACACCCAGATAAACAACATCACCCTGTGCTACGTCGGACATCTTCGTTTACCTCACGGCATGTTTGCCAGGATCTGATCGGCCGTTTGCCGGGCCAGGTAGAAAAGCCCCGTGGGCGGCGGGCCCACGACACCGGTTTCGATGTGCTCGTCGAGTACATCCATCGGGCCGCCGGGTGGGAAGTTTGCCTGGACCAGATCGGTGCGCGTGGTCGAGACGAGAAGGTCCTTCGACGTCAGCATGTCCGACCAGAATGCGAAGCCCACGCCACCGGCGGGCGCCTGGTTTCGCATCCGCTGGTCCACGAACTTCTTCGGGCCGGTGTGCAGATAGGCGCCATAGTCGGCCGTGATCTGCGTGAACCACGAGTCCCAGAGGGGGTTCCAGTTCTGGGCTTCGAGCAGGGTCTGCGAATTGGCCTCGCCCTGGTTTTCGATGAAGATCACCTTGGCGATGTTGCCGCGTTTCAAGGCGTCGTTTAGCCGGAGCTTCATGATGCCCACGAGCTGGTTTTGCGGCGGGGGGACTGTGGATAGTCCCGTCGTCCATTGCGTCGCATCGGTGCCGCCGATGCAGCTCTGCAGGATGCCGATGTCGTACGGGTAGCCGCCCTGGCGCAGCATGTCGGCCAGCATCCTGAGCCAGCCGGTCAGGGCATTCATGTTCTGCGAGTACGGCTGGAAGTTTGCCGTCTGCACGATGGGATCGATCGGGTTCTGTTTCCACCAGCCGGAAATGTTGTACTGCCAGATGTGGTTGTCGGTCGGCGGCACGTAGGGGGTCGTGCCTTCGCCGAGGCCGTTCGATTGGCCGGCAGCGACCAGGAGGACCATCGGATTCGAGTAAACGTTCAGGGCCTGCTTGTAGAGCTGGGAATTGACGCCGAACGTGTGCTCGAGATCGGTGATCTGCTGGAGCGTGAGCACGTGGTCGTACACGTGCATTTCCCGCATGCAGAAAATGCCGGTGAGCGAGGATCCGGCGCCCGAGCCGCCGACGACCAGGCGATTGATCACGGACGAATTGGCGGCGAGGTTCAGGGGATTGCCCGTGTCTTCGACGCCATCGATGCGCATGCGCATGGAGCCCGTGTTGTCGCGCGTGAGCGTCACGACCTGCGGGGCGCGGTAGGCGCTGAACTGGGTCTGGGTCGCCGTCACGGTCGATCCGCTGGTTGGCACCACCGTGAATTTGTAGCGCTGGGTCCCGTCCAGGCTGAACGTTTGGCGGGCGGAAGTGCCGGAGTTACCGAAGCCGAAAAGGTCGACGTTGAGCGCGGTCAGCGGCAGGACCACGAAGAAGATCGTGAAGGGCTTGTTCTGGCCACTGATGGCGTTGACGAGCGCGGTGCCGGTGAATTTCAGGCCTTCGCCGGAGTGGATCCGCATGCAGGCGAGTCCGCCCCAGATCCCGGTTTGATACGTCGGGCCGTGGGCGGCGGAAAATTCGACGCCGTTCGACCCGGAAGGGGACAGATCCTGGACGACCGTGATGTGCGTCCCGTCGCCGCTATTGGTCGTGTGATCGGCGTCCATGCCGAGGATCCAACCCGGCACATCGCCCGGCTGAACGAGGCCTGCGGTTACAGGACCGTTCGCGGCGAAGCGGCGTGTGCGAAATCGGGAAGGCACGGGCTCTTGTTTCTGGTTGACCATGAGCCCCGCGCTTTCGGTCGGGGCGACTTCGGTGGGGTCATACTGATCGGGAACGGCAGATGAACAGGCTGCGAGAATCAGAACGATGACGTTGAAGATGAACAGGCGAAACAGAGACATGGGGCTCCTCCGATGTCTGCTACGCAAACGCGGAGGGGAAACTTCCTCACTCGGCCCTCTTGATAAGGAGGGCGTGGAGATCGACCATCGTGTTCCACTCGTGCCACAGCATGCGCTGGGCGGCTTCGGGGTGGCGGAGGTTCAGCTCCTGGGGAACGATCGGGTTCACGTCGCCGGCGAAGTCGCAAGTGACCCGGTAGTGGTCGAGTCCCTGTTGCTTTCGCCATTCGGCATTCAGGTAGGCAAACGTCTCACCGGTGATGAAGCGCCGGTGGGTGGGATCCTGGAAGGCGCGGTGGGTTTTCAGGGCGGGGACAACCACAGTCATCGTGCCGCCCGGCTTCAGGATCCGGAAGCATTCGTCGAAGAAGGCAAAGAAGAAGTCCTGGCCGATGAAGCGCTTGAATTCGATCCGCGCCTTTTCTTCCCGCTCCTCGCGCACTTTCTTCTGGCTTTCCCAGTTCAGTGTGGGATTGGTGCGGTAGTCGATGCGCAAATCGCGGAGCTCGACTTCGCGGGCGGGCAAGTGCTCCACGAAGTGCGAGCTGTGGATCTCGTCCACGCTCGCGTCTTCCCACGGCAGCGGGAACTTCCAGAGGTCGACCTTGTGGGTCGCGTCCGGGGCGTAGAGATCCACGCCATCGAAGCCTTCCTTCGGGTGCTGGCCACAGCCGAAGTCGAGCCGGAGCTCAGCGCGGGGTTTGGCGAGTTCGAGAGCTGCGTTCATCAGTACACCACTCCTGTTTCCACATCCAAGTGCCCCACCTTCACGCGCATATCGACGGCGAAGCGCTTACCGGCGCGCACAGCCCGTTCGCAAAAGTACAAGTCCTGGGTGAAGCCCACGATGCCCTTGTCGGGGATGATGTCGGCCACGGTCACGAACCACGGCGGCTCGAGCTCGCGGAAAAGATCCAGGCGCCAGAGCGCGCAGCCCATCGCAATGCCGCAGACGGGCATGATCTGCCCCCGGGCGATGGCTTCGGTGACGTGGCGCGGGCGGAAGTCTAGCTTGCCCGTGTTCTTGAACTCTTCGGGGCAGCCGTAGGCCTGCGGCATGTTGACCGGGCCCTTCGTGAAGTAGATCCCGCTCACGGCATCGAAGGGGCCATGATCGCCTATGCCCTGGATCGATTCGAGTAGGCGAATGTGCGCGTCGGGCGGCGGGAGATTGTCGTCTTCGAGCGTGAGGATGTACTTCCACTGCGAGAGATTCGGATCGTCGAGGATCGCTTTGATGAGCTTGTTGTAGGCGATGCCGACCTCGTCACCGGACGCGTAGATCTTGGCGCGCTTCTGGTTCATCGGCGCGATCAGGTTGTCCCAGGCGTTGATGACCTTGGTGTGCACCATGCCGCGGGTCGGGATGACCACGATCGTGCCGTTTTCGCGGTAGGTAGAACCCTGGAGGTGCACGACCCGCTCGAAGCCGAGTCCCTCTTTGATCTGCTCTACCGGTGTCATCTGGGTCATGGCTTTGGCTCACACGCTCGCGATGCCGATGAAGATGACCGCCTTGGACTTCGGTGTTGCTCCGTACGATTGATCCGGATCTTCCGATCCGCCGCCGAAGTGAAAAAGGACCGGGCTGCCACTCACCGTGGCGTAGATCGTAAAATGGACGTTGCCTTCGTCGGGTTCACGCGCGCCCATCATTGGAATCGACACGTACGCACCGGGCGGGATGTCGTGAATGGGGTTGTGTCTGTTAAGCTCTGGCGGCTCCGTCTCCGCGTTGAAGCGGAGCATCAGTCGCGACCGGCCTGGACCGAGTCCCTGCACGACAATGGTGAAAAAGCCGACTGCACCGTCGTCGACATCGGCCAACTCGACGCCACCGATCACCTGGAGACTATCGGACTCGGCGAGCTCCCTCGTGCCGGGACCGTTGATGTACGCTTCCTTGTACTGCATCGCTCGCTCCTTCTCAGAATGACGATACGCCCGTGTTGTTCACCATAATTATATGCGGCACAAACGCGCGCTGGCCTAGCCCGCTCTTGTTCAAATCCGAAAACGGTATGGCCGCTGGCATCGCTCCCGTATTAGCAGTGTAGAGCCCATAAAATGGGTTGAATCCCATGCTGGCGTTGCTCGCGGATACAAGGCCAATAGTACCAAGCCTGGCCCCTGCAGTGTTGCTGCTACCCGTAGAGAACAGGAAGATGCCGTACTGGTTCATCGACGTCATCGATATGCCGGCCGACGAGAGTACTGTGCCAATGTAGTATTTGCTTCCGCGCGCGAACACTGGGCTCGATGACCACTGCGACGCGACCATCGTCAAAAACCGCTGCCCGCTATACGACTGCGTGTTGTTGGCGTTCGCCGTGAACCCGAACGTGGCGAGTCCTGAGTTCAGCAGGGACAGCGTTCCGCCCGTTGACGTATAGATGCCCACTGATATTGAGTACGTGAATGCACTCGAGTCGTTCGATGTGTTCGCGCTGAGCGACAGATCGAACATCAGCGTATTCGCAGTTATATTGTACGGGAATGCTGCCGCGTGCATCGGCGCGATCTTGAGCGAACTGAATATGTTCGCATTCCATGTTACAAGCCCACCCAGCGTGCCGGTGCCGCCTAATTCCATATTGTCGAAAAGCTCGGAAAGCGGCACTGTCTGCGAAAAGCTCGCCGTAACCGTCGATCCGGCCATGCCGAACGAAACGTTGTTCGAGTTCGAGAACACTACGGTACCGGCCGAAACGCTGTTCCCAGAGGCGGAGATGGCGCCGAAGTTCCCGGTGCCTGCACTGATCGAGGCCGTGACGGTTGACCCGGCCATGCCGAAGGAGACGCTGTTCGCGTTCGAGAACACTACGGTACCGGCCGAAACGCTGTTCCCAGAGGCGGAGATGGCGCCGAAGTTTCCCGTGCCCGCGCTGACCGAACCCGTGACGGTCGATCCGGCCATGCCGAAGGAAATGTTGTTCGCGTTCGAGAAGACGACCGTGCCGTTCGAGACGCTGTTGCCGGAGGCGGAGATCGCGCCGAGGTTTCCGGTACCGGCATTGGCGGAAGCCGTGAGGGTCGAGCCGGCCATGCCGAAGGTGATGTTGTTCGCGTTCCCGAAGCTGAACGTGCCATCGGTAATGCTGTTGCCTGCGGCAGACAGGGCGCGGGGCGCGGCGTAGTTGCCGGTGACCCGCGAGCTCGCGGACATACCGAAGGTGAGGCCGTTCGAGTTCGCGAAAAGAACAGTGCCGGTCGATGCCGTTTGCGTACCGGCCGCGACCGCAACACCGCCGGTGCCGCCGGTGCCGCCGCCCGCGGGAGGCACGCGGGGCGTGCCGCGCGCCGCAGCGCCAAGTCGAACGCGCGTGGTCACGGATTGGCTCCCGTCATGATGAAGATCCCAAGATCTGGGATCTCGGCGTGATCGCCGTTGCCCGTGCCGTAGATGTTCGAGAAGGCGAGATCTGTGCTCGTGAAATCCCAGACGCCCGCGCCCTGATCGGTGCGGCGGACGAGAATGATGATTTCGTCCCCTTCCGCATCGAACCAGAACGGATTGAAGATGGGCTCGTTCGCGATCGCAAGCGACACGTTCGGGTCGTAGGTGCCTTGCTGCAGGGCGGCGAGATTCAGGGTAGGGAGAAGCGGCGTGGGCCATGCGAGCCCCGAACGGGGCGTGAAGATCTGCTGGCGGAGATTCAGGACACCGGGATCGGTCGCACCACCCGGCTCCGTCTGCTCGAACGCTTCGAGCTGGGCCGCGGCGGGGATCACGAAGCGCGCGCCGCCGGTGATTGCAGTCGTATCGGCCACACCGGGAAATTGCTTTGCCATGTGGTAGGGCTGCCGATTTTCGGTCCAGGCCACGATGCCGCGCAGGCGATGCACGACGCAGTAGTCGTACAGCGTGACATCCGTGCTTTCGTTCTGGGTCGAGATGGCGAGCGGTACCCAAAGGGTGCAGCGGGCGCCGAGCGGGACGGGGAAGCCGGCGGCCAGATTCGGCGCATACCCGGGCGTTCCAGCTTCGGGCGCCGTTCCGCCCGGGATCGCGATCGGAATATTCGGCGCCTGCCCTTGGTAGGCCCGCTCGAATCCCTTGAACGGCTTCAGCGTTCGGGCAACCGTAAACTGCGCATCGGCAAGAACGTTAACGCTCGAGTTCATCCTTCAGTCCTCGTTCCGTAATTTGTGCGCGCGGTACGCGCAGTAACCGCCGATGCCCAGGCCGACGACAGAAACGGTCATGCTCTTGACCGCTTCGGCGTGTACCGCTTCATCGGTCGAGCCCCAGGTTGATTTCGCGCGCCAGCCATTGCGGAACGCGGCGAACGTGAAAGCGCCCGCACCCGCGCCCCAGGCGCCACCGAAAAGCGCGCCGATGCCGGCGCCGGCGGCAACGGTCAGCAGGGTGATGCCGGCGCTCCGGCGCGCGTTGCCGCCACCACCCGGCAGGTTCGATCCTTCGCCGAAAACTACGGGCGTGTGCACGGGCGGGAGCGGCGGCGGGGGCGGCCCTTCGGCGGCGTAAACCTTCGGCTCTTGATTGGGGCCTGGCGGCAGCGCGGGGAGCGGCGCGGATGGTGGCGGCGGACCGCCGTTTCCGTCCTCATCGACGGCAAGGGGCACTTCAGGGAACTCCCAGGGATCACCCTGGTCCTCGAAAATGCCGCTCGGTACGTCGTCTGCCTCAGCCACGCGATCAGGCTACTGGCAGATCGAGAAAACACGAAGAAATCGAGCGAAACTTTAGGCGCGAACGCGGCCCCTGTAGTACTCGGCCGCCTTTTTGTCTACCGATTCTGCGATCCCCAGGATCCGGGCGGCCATTGCCTGGCCTACCTCGGCCATGGAGTAGCGGGATTCGATGGCTGCGGGGCGGGTGAAGTCCGGGGGCGGCGCGGCCTGGACGAGCGCGGCGGCAAGATCTTCCTGGGTGTAGTCCGCCCATTGCGATCCGGCGGGCCAGCCGTAGCTCGGGTGCGCCGGCGCCATGAAAAACGGGAGCGAAATGTCGCGATCGGGATCGGAGAAATCGGCGGTGCCGCCGTAAGGGACGTGGACGAGCTGATTGCCAGCGAGCTTGGCGTCGAAGGCAGGGAAACAGAACGCCTCGCCGTGGGAGGGGGCCACGTAGATGTTGTTGTCGAAGTGGAGCTTCAGGATCGCGGGTTCCGGCAGCACATCCCCAATCAGCTTGATGCGGGGGCGGACCGCGGCGGCACGCGGGTGCGCCTTAAGCTCGGCTTCGAGAAACGCCTCGGGGCTCACCGCTGCGCTCCATTTGCTGGGCGTGTACTTGATAGTGAGAGTTGCGGATTCGTCCTTGCCGTAGACGCTGATGAAGGCGCGAATCAGCCGGTCGAAGCCTTTGCGGGGTTCCCAGCGGCCGATCGCGTAGAAGCGCTTTTCCGCGATCGGCTTTCGCCGGACGCACTGAAGGACCGGCGCATCCGGCAGATAGGGATGCGGGATCACGGCCACGCGTTCGACGCCCGAGGCCTCCAGCATTTGCTTGTTCTGTTCGCAGGGCACCCAGCATTCGGCCACGCGATTCAAGACGCGCACGATGTCTTCGCCCACGCGATCGCGTTCCCACACGCTGTAAACTACAGTGGATGCGCCGATCTGGCTCCGCATGGCCAATAGCTTTGCCGGCTCGGCGTGGATCAGGCTCCGGGGAAAGATGGCGCGGGACAGCTTTTCTGCGTCCTGCACGACCAGGTGCCGGATGATGGGCACGTGCGCGCCGATCGACATGTCGCGCAAGTCTCCGACCTCGGCCGCGACCAGAGGATGGATGCCGATGTGAAGGGGCTCGGGGTAGCCCTTTTCACTCATCACCACCCCGCTCGTGCTCGCCACGCGTACCGGGATCCCGGCGTCGTTCAGGGCGCGGGCGTGGCGGCGGATGGCCCGCGCCGTCCCGTCGTGGAGCGTTGCCCACTCGCCATTGTAAAGGACACCGTAGGCGTGCGCGGCGGGCGCGCCGGCGGCGAAGTAGGAACCGCGGACCGATCCGTCTTTCGGGACTTCGGCGCTGCCGCCCGTAGCGGGAAGATCGGTCATACGCGCTTCACCGCGACTTCGGCGTCGTACAGCACTTCGCTTGCCCGCACGTAATCCTCGCGCGGGACTCCGGTTGCCACGGCCACCGCTGCGGCCAGGTTCATGACCACGGCTGTCGTGATCTCGGGGGTCAGTCGCTTGTCCGTGAGCATCCGTTGCTTCAGAAAAGCATCGAGGGCTTTGCCGAGTGCGCCGGCGGGGGTTTGTAGATCAGGCGCCGGCGGATCTTCGGCACGGCCGCCGCGGATCACGCGCATTCGTTTTCGGCTTGCCCGGCGTTCTTGGCGGTTCATGCGAAAATGCCTCCCTGGTGGCCGAGCGTTCCGTTCGTGCCGGCGATGTCTTCGGCGAGATCGCCCGCATCTTCGATCGTGCTCTGGCACGCGTAGAGGGCTGCCTTCTTGTCGCACTCCTTGCCGAAGGCCTCGAGCCAGTCGGCGATGCCTTCGCGGATCTTGTGCAGGCCCAGGGGTTTCGTCACCTTGCGTACGTCGATCGTGAGCTCGCCGCGGAGCTCTTCGGAGATCTTGTAGGCCGTGTGCGCGACGGCCATCATGACCCCGTTGCGGACGTGCGCCTTCACGCGCTCTTGGAGCGTCGGTGGATCCGACTTGTAGAAGAAGGCCGGCTTCAGTCCGCCGTCGGGATCGATCGGCGGGAAGATGCCTTCCTGTTCGTCGGGATCGGCCGGTCTGATCTCGGGTTCTTCATCTGGGCGCATTAGCCGTCCATGTTTGAAGCCGAGCACGTAGCCTATGGCTTGCTCTTTTTCACAGGATGGCAGGTCGTTCCAGTCCACGATGCACGGGTGCTCGTGATCGTTGCCGGCCGCACCGCGCTTCCATCCGTCCACGCGCATCGCTTCGCGCCATTGTGTGTGGATCTCGACTGCGATTCCGAGCTCGCTCATCTGATCTTCTTCTACCCACTTCTCGAGCCGTACGAGTCGATCGAAGTTGAGCTCGTGCAGCCACGGCAGCCCTGGGTCAGAAATCGTCTCCATGCCTTACTCCTTCGCGCGCTTCTCGAGTTCTTCGCCGCGGTGGCCAGTCCACGCTACCCACAGATTAAAGAAACCATTTGCGCCGGCAATTAAAGCCAGCGGCAGGTGGCCCGACGAGATCGCTTCACAGCCGACAAGAAAGCTGAGCGTTGCAGCCGCTGCCCCAAACTCCCGCCAGCGAACAATGTACTTACTCATCGGCTTCAAGGGCTTCGTCCAGACTTGCCTTCACAACCCTCCACATATGGAGGCCTACGCAAAAGAGCGCGCCTCCCATCGTGAACCAATGTCCGTTGCTCCACGTTTCGGCGGCGATGAGCAGGTACACGGAAATGAGATCCACGCTATGGCTGGACGCCTTCATCTTACTCATCGCCACGCACCACTGAGTGATCGATCTTGAACCGGTAGCCGCAGCCGAGCTGGGGGCACGTCGCCCATTCGTCGAGCTCGATCGTACCGGCCAGCGTGACCACTTCGTTCGGGTCGTCTGGGTTGATCCAGATCTCGCCCATGTTCTTCGGGTCGACCTCGAAATGCCGGTTCGATTGCTTGATGTGCATCTGCGAGTCGGCCATGTGCCGGCCGAGCGTGAAGACGCAGCGCGGGCAGCACATCGTGAGTGTGTATTCCTTCGTCCCGTCTTCGTGCGTCTCTTCCGACAGCTCGCAGGTCATCCACTCTTTGATCTCCGTCGAGCGGGGACGCTTGATGCCGAGCACGATGCTCGCGTGCGTCGAGCGGCCGCCGAGCTTCATGCTCATCATCCTGGCGTGCGTCGTGGCATCGGATGCGATGGGCTTTCCGTCAGGCGACAGGGCACCGGGAAGGGCGCCGCCGCGGGTCGCGGCGAATTGCGCGTCCTGCACGTTCCGGCGCTCCTCGGCTTCGGCGTGGCGCCGGGCAACGTCCATGTCGTACGCGAACGAGGTCGTTCCTCCCCGGACCCAGGCATCGAGCGGCGACTCGATCTCTTTGGCAGGCTTTTCTGCCGCTACATCAGCCGGACTATCGCTATCGGCCATTCTCCCCCACTAGCACCGGGGAGCCGAGAGCGTCAACGGCGCTTCGGGCCCTCCCCGGCCTTCAGGCGCTCGAGGTACTTGTGGGACAGACTCTTGAGGACGTCATACGCGCGCGCCTCGGTCGTTCGCTCGGTCAACACCGCCCATTTGGCTTCCTTGCCGCGCTCATCGTAAATCCGGCAGAAGCTTCCGTTCTCGCAGCACGCTTCGATATCGCACACGCACGTGTGCCCGGGCGGGAGCTCGGGTTCTACTCCCTCTTTCATTCGCGCGACGAATGCGGCGTGCGCCTCGTGGCGGGTCGGGCGGGGCGCGATCACGGCCGGCGGCTCGGGGTGCCCGATGCTCAAGCCGTGGGGCTCGGGAACACGGTCCATGAAGCTTTTATCCATCATGGCCTTGATGCGCTTCTGGTGACAGGCCGGGCAGTTCCAGATGCCTTCACAGCCCACGCTGCGGAGCTTCTCGCCATCCATCAGCGCGTCGCACCCGGGGCAATGAAAACAGCTTGTCACTTGCGCGTACCCGTTCGCCTCGTCATCAAAGCCCACACAAAAGGTCTTCCCGCGCCACCCGATGCGATAGACCCACTCCAAGCGGTCGATTTCGGTGACTCTGGCCTTCCGGCCAAGCTGGCGGCGCGCCTTGTCGCCGATCTCCATCACGCCGTAGCGCGTGATGAGCTCGGATGAGTAGGCGTAGAGGCCGATCGCGCGGCGCGTTGGGAGCCCTGCAGCGCAGGTTGGGCTCCGATATGTGGAACTGTCCGCGTACCCAACAATTTCCTTGCCCCACTTTTCCCAGTCTTCTTCGCTCAGCGAACCAACGACGGAGAGACCGAGGTCGAGCTTCTCCACCGTGAACTGGCACTGGGCGTTTCCCACCTTGTTCTCGATCAGATCGCCTACGTAAAGGCGCGCGCCCTTGCAATCGACTGGCCAATGGACGGCGAGCCGCGCCTTGTATGCCTCGTCCGTCTCCCCTTCGTCGCGCCGTGATTGCTGCGCGCCGAGCGCGGTGAGTTCGGGGCCGGCGGCATGATCGAGCAGATCCCGTGAGTAGCGTTGATCCGGTGGTGAGTAGCGTTTCATCGTTTCATCCTCCGTCGAAACCAGGCGGAGCTTCCGTTTCCGTCTCTTCGATGAGTGCGCGGCGGGCATCTTCTTTCGCCTTAAACGCTTCGAGCTCGGCCACGCGGGCAGTGAGCTTCTGAATGACCGTGCAGCACGACACGTGCTGGGTAAACGATACTCCGCTGGAGTAGGACACATTCTCCAACGCGCCGCAGTACTCGCAGGTTTTGTATTTGTAGTTTTCTGTGCTCACAGCAGGCTCTTCCCCGTCTTCGCCTGATAGCGGCGGACGATGGTGAACGACGCGGACTTCGGGTCCTTGCCGCGGGAGACGACCCGATCGTGGATCCCTTCGGTGGCGCCGATGCGCGCAAACTGCGCGGCGCGGGTGAGTGAATCGTACGGGCCCCAGGGGCCTTCGGAGGTCAGGGGTTCGGAAGAGCCCACGGCGAGGGCCCACACGTAGAAGCCGGGGTTCGATTTCATGGCTGGTTTCTCCGAATCCGCGAACACCGCGTCCGCGCCGCGCTCTTCCACATCGGCTGCGACCGCTTTGGGCAAGCCCCACACCGTGGATGCGCCCGGCTTACTCCGCATGCCGCCTTCGGTCTTGGGTGCGTCGATCCAGTGCCATTGGCGGCCACGCTTTTTCATAGCGGAGCCGGTGTCGACGACAAGGCCGCGGAGGGCGAGCGTGCGCGCGGCGCGGTTCACCGCTGCCGTCGTCATGCCCAGATCTTCGGCGATCTTGCCGGCGGCCGCGCCGGTCGACTCCGGTTCTACGTAGTCGACTTCGCTAGCGATCGCCGCGAACACTGGCTGGAGCCCTGCATCCACGTTCACTTCGCCTTCCGTTCGTTCTTCTTGTCCCGTTTTCGCTTCATACGCACTAGCTGGGTGATTTCTCCCGGGAAGAGTGCGCCGGGGCGTGGGGTGCGGCCACAGCGCCTGCAGGTCTCACCCCGAAAGACCACGATGAACTCGAGGTCGCGGGTCAGGCACTCTTCGCACACGCACGCGGGCACCCGTTAGCCCGCTTTGCGGCCGAGCTCTTGGGCAACCTGGACGATCCGGGCGGCGCCATCGGCGGCTTTGCGGGCAGCGCGGAGCTCCTCGGCGGCACGGGCGAGGTTGTCCGCCCGCTCGCGCAGCACCCGTTCGGCCTGCTCCACTTCTACGATGGGATCAAAATGCTCGTGATTGTAGCGGCTGAGCATCATGATCTTTTCCACGGCAGCGCCGATGCGGCCTGCGTTCCACTTGCCGATCTTGATGCCGCTTTTTTCCTCGAACTCCTTGATCGCGGTCTCGAGATTCTTGTTTTCATTCTCGAGGTCTTTGATCTTCCGTTCGAGCTCGGGTGGGCCAAGCCCGCGGCCCTCGGCAAGGCCGTCGCTTCGGGCTGTCGTCACCCGGGCATCGAGGCCTTCTGCAGCGCGGCGTAGAAGTGCTGCGACGAATCCCTTGTCGAGTGGCTTTGGTTTCAGCGCGGGGGCTTCGCGCTTCGTCTTCAGGGTCTGGCCACCGAGCACCATGAGCCCCCAGGTCGGCGGGAGCTCGCCGGGCTCGATGATGCTCTCGTCGCCCACGGCTACCCACCAGAAGTCACAGAATTTCTGGATCGCGTCGGCCTTGTCGGGATTCATGAGCTCGCGCTGCCAGTCCTGCCTGCTCACCTTGATCTCGATGCCGTGGATCCCTAGCCCACGCGAGGGCCACAGCGATACGGCCACGGCATCGGCGTGGCGGGTGCACCCGAATCCGGTCTTGTCCCCGACTTCGGCAAGAAGCGCCCAGGCGGGAGCAGCGAATTTCTTCTCGAGTGCGGCGAAGACGTCGCGGGCGCCGTACTTCGGTGCTTTCTTCGATGCCATCAGCCGCCCGCCGCTGCCCACGTCTCCCGGCCGACCTTGCCGTCGACTTTGAGCGGTGCGCCCGTTCCGGACACGTGCGCGCGCTGGAAGAATTTGGTCGCCGATTCGGTGAGGGAGCCGAAGTGACCATCGACCACCAGGGCATCGTGGCCATTGGCTTCGAGCCAGGGGTTAGCCACGTGCTGCCAGATCTTCACGTAGGGTCCGAACGAGCCGCGGAGGATGAGTGGATTATCGGGCAGAAACGTATCGAGCTGCCAGGGCTCGAGCGCCGGGGGTTGCCCCGTGTCCATCACCGGCTCACCGAGTGCGCCGGCGATCGCTAAAACCGCGCTTCGCATCGCCTGGTAGTGATTCTCGATCCTATCGGCGATCGTTTTTCCGAACCCTTCGTAATAACGCGTGGCGTGAAGGGCTGCGGACACATTGTAAAGATTGCCCGAGCTCGCGGCGGCAAGAACGGACGGGCGCTTCACGTACACTTCGCGCGCCAGCGCATCGAAGCCTGCCTGGGGCGTTGGGTATTTCGCAAAGCAGATCGTGTACGGGGTCGATGACCCGTCGGGGTTCGGGTGCGTGTCGACGTACTGGAAGGAGGTGCCAAGATCGCAGGGCGGGCGGCTTGATTGGATCGCGCCCATGTTGTTCGAGCCCTGGCCCGCCGTCTTCCACGCTGTCCCGTCGCGCGTTTCGATCCAGCTCACCCCCTGCTCGGCCTGCGCTTCGGAAGTGGTGGGATCCCGGCCGATGCGCGTCCTAAATCCTTCGACCACGAATGGCCGTGCCCAGCGATGCAGCTCTGCGGGTGTCATGCTCGGTTTTTTCCTTTCGTCAGTGGGCTACTTCTAGGGCGTAGAGATCCCACGCGCCGACAAGGGCGTCCTCGTCGATCAAAAAGCACCAGGGCCAGTACTGGCCTTCGGGATCGTGCGCGCCGCCCCAGGGATCGGGCCAGTGGTTTTGCCCAAGCGCGCGATAGCGACCACCCGGCATCTTCCACACGCGCACGATGCGGACGGCGTGGCCGTTCTGTTCGCCACCCATGTGCGCCGCTGTTGCGACCTCGTTCGGCTTCAGATTGAAGAATGGCTCCTTGAGACCGAAGGCGCCGCTTACACCGAGACCGCGATCGGTGGCATCTGAAAGCGCGTCGAGCTCGAAGATCCGATAGTGGGTGATGGTTGTACCGCGGTGATCGTAGGCGTCGAGCTCGGAGGCGAGATCGTCGCCGGCGGGTGCGGCGCCGCGGCCGGCTTCTACCGGATCGGTGTCTTCGCCCTCCTTATAGTGATCCCAGCCGCGGTGGATCAGCCCATCGATCATGTATTCGGTGCGCGTGCCTTCGTCGATGTTTTCGATCAGGCCCTGCCGGCGCCGGGCCTCCCGCCAGATCCCGATGGCCGAAGCCGTGATGACGTTGCCGTGCGCCGCGTCGATGATTTCTGCACCCGAGTAGCCCAAGCAAGCCGGGGCAAACTGGATCCGGCGGGGCGATGGCACGGCAAGGACCCGGCCCGTGCCGGGCGCGGGCAGCGCCTTGGCGCTCCCGTAGTTTGCAGCCACGGCATCGCTGAAGCGTGTGACTGGGCGATCGGGCAATGTGCCGCAGAGATGCTTCATTTGCAAAGCTCCCCGCTGTAGGCCCGATCGAGATCCGCGCAGTCGTGGATCGTGGCGATGCACCGGGGTTCCCAGTTGCGGCCATCGGCGGCGGCAGCGCGGCAGGCTACAGCGAACGGGGTACCGCCGGGCGTCGTCCACCACGGCGTGCCATCCGGCTTCCGGCATTCCAGGCCATCGGGCGCGGGGTGCAGGGCGCGTGGGCCGATGCGCGCTTCGGCGCGGCCACAGTCATCGAGCCCAGCGTCCGTGGTGGCGGCACTTGCATCGCCATACGGTGCGGGCGCCGAGGTCGGGATCGGTGCGGCGTCTGGCTTGTCCGGCGGCGGCATGCAGCGGCAGGACAGGGCAAGAAGCGCGACCAGGGTTACTGCGTGCTGCATTCCCGGGCCCAGCTTTCGGATGCGCCTTCGGAGATCACGATGGCGCCGGCGGCGATGGCCGCTGCGGCGACCCCGCCAATCGCAAGGCCCACCCGCGTGGTTTCGTATTTGGGATCTTCGAGGGGGAGTGTGGAGAGGCCCGATGCGCCGCCGAGAACAGCGGCACCCTTGCCAAGCGCGCCCCAGAATTGGCGCCGATCGTCCAGTGTGTTGCAGCGCGCGACCTGTTCCGGGGCCACCGCGGGCGAGCCCACTGTGCGCGGCGGCGCCGCGGCAAGCCGATTCTGTTCGAGGGAGCCGGTGCAGGCGGCGAGGATGAGGGCTGCGAGGATGATGGGCGATTTCATGGACGAGTTCCTTATTCGGGATCAATCTTCCGTAAATCCAAGCGCCCGCTGGCGGTCCGGCGTGGGCCGTACGCAGCTTTCAAACGGGCTATCAATTTTCGCACCAGCCGTTCGTGGACTTCGGGCGAAATGCCGGTGAGGGCGGCTTCGATGAGCCGCTCGAGCTGTTCGAGGCGGGGACTGTCTTCGTCTTCCGGTGCCGCCATTACTTCGTGCCGAGCCACTCCTTGACGGCCTCCACCGTGCCCACTGCGGTGATCGTGAGCCCGGCAATGGCGGCAAGAAATGCCACTACATCATCTGCGGCACGCTTGGGAACCCCCGGCTTTGCATGGGCCAAATTCGTGGGTTTTACCGGGCCGCGGGAGGCAAGGACGTGATCGACAGCGGCACGGCCGATGGTGAAGAGCCCAATCGCGGCGCCGCCAGCAATTAGCACATCGGCAAAGTCGAGCTTGGCTGGCGGGGCCTGGAGAACGGGCGGGGGATGGGCCGCCACCGTTACTCCATCGAAACGGAGACGGGCAGGATCATCATGCCGCTCGGCGCGGGCAGGCGCATGCCGCAGCGGCCGACCGACTGGGGAACGGTGAGCTTTCGGCCGGTGTCGCACCACTGGGCCGCCTGGCCACTGCGGCGCTTGGCACTCACCCGGATCCCGCGCGCAGCAAGCCAGCTCGCCGGCTCGATGAACACGGTCGATAGCCGGCCGCTTGCGTCGCGCACGACCTGCTCGACGGTCATCGCGAGGCCATCGCCGAGGGCCACGACCTGGCCGGCATGCACCTTCTGCCCCGGACCCTGCACCTGGATTTCGAGACCGCCCTTTGCGGCGTCTCCCATGTACGTGATGATGATGGGCTCGCTACTCGATGCGATCCGAAGCGTGCCGCCGGGGTTCGTGCCGCCGGGCTGGATGATCTTGCCGGCCACCGGGGAAAAGATCTCCGCCTTGCCGCGGTAGCTGGCGATGCGCATGGCGGACGTGCAGGCGCCCGTGCCGGGCGATCCGGCGCAGGCCGATACGAAGCCGTCCCGCACGATCGCACGGAAGGGGCGGTAGGCCGCGCGCGCGGCGGAAGCGGCACCAAGGGCACCGAGGAAAAGTACGCCGAGGGGGATCATGGTCCGATGCTACGGGAGGGATTGGGCGGGGGGCAAGAAATCGGGCCAGAACCGGCGCCGCAGGCCGCGGGTTTTTACCGGTGTGTGCCTACCGGAACGCGGTCCAGCATCCCAAGGACGCCGAAGACCTGCAGGAGCCAGATCACCAGGGCCAGGATTACGACCACGTTCAGGATGGTCTTCACCTTCTGCTCCATCGGAACGAAGGTGTTGATGCAATAGAGAACAACGCCGACCACGACGATCGCGATGATGATACTCAGCATGCACTCGATGCTACGGATGGAGGGAAGGACGGGTCAAGAAATCGGGTAGGATGGAGTCATCTCATGATTCAAGTCGACCTTGGCCCGTTAAAGAACCGCCCCATTCTCGATGTGTCGCAAATTGCACCGAAGCTCTACCAGGGCTCGTTTCCCGATCCTGCCAAACGGATCGAACGGGCCGGGTTTCAAACACTGGTCTTAACCGCTGCCGAACTCCAGCCCGATGCGCGCGCGTACGGGAGCGCGGTCGAAGTCTTACGCTGCCGGCTAGCGGACAATCCGGAAGGGCCGACACGCTACGAATGGAACGCGATCCTGACCGTGGCCGCTGCGATCGATCGACGCTTGCGTGGCGGGCGGCGGATCTTGGTCACCTGCGCGCAGGGCAGAAACCGATCGGGCATCGTCATGGCCGTGGTGCTCCATCGACTCTATAACTGGTCGGGCGAGAAATGCGTACGCTGGATCCAGTCGCGCCGGCAGGACTCGCTCACCAATCCCGGCTTCGTCGCGGCGCTGACGAAGCTCCGCTAGGGCTTTGGGCGTGGCGGCGGTGAGTCAGCAAACTCCTTCAAGACGGCTGCCAGGGCGCGTGCGGTTTCTGCGGGAAGCGTGATCTCGGCGTACTGCCCACTGGGATCGTTAACTCGTAGTCCCAAGACAGGTGGGCTATCCAGCTCGTACCTGTAGAACAGCTGCCAATTGATTCCCTGCACAATTGGGTGATTGTAGGTCATTTCTGTTCTTTCGTTGGTGCGCCGGGCGCATCCGCACATTGCGTGAGCCAGCGGTATCCGCAGCCCATGCAACGGATATGCAGGTGCTCGCCGACAACGACACATGGATCAAAAACATCCTTGCCTTCAATGCCTTGGCAGTAAGCATCCGGGGAATACTGCCGGCGTCCGCACTTGATGCAGCGGATCGCTTTGGCCCAGTGCGGGAGCGTTGCCGACTGGATCGAGTTTGGCACTTCCGTAGGCGGCGCAGACTTTCTGTACGGGCTCATGAGTCCTTCCCGGGCGTCACGATGTGAAAGAACATGCTGTCCTCGGCGCGCGCCCCCAGGCATTCGTAAAGTCCCCTGTCCACCCGGATCCACATTTGCCAGATCGGGTTCTGTTCAAGCTCGGCGTCGGTCAATGTGAGCAGGTAGTCGGCGATCCTGAGCTCGCTTGCACATCTCTCGATCCCTGCCGGACCCGATGGGCCGCCTGTCATCCGGAGCATCAGAACGTCGCGATGGATGAGGAGCCAGCGGTGCGGCTCGAACCTCTTATCCGGGAGTGCCATTTCTTTCCTTCACCTGGCGGCGCCAGGCAAACCATGCCTCGTGATCGCCGTTCGGGACGTAGGCGGATTTCTCGAATGGATCCCAGCCGGCTTCGTACTTTGCCCCGGGGAATCGGAAGTGCACGGCCGGCCCTGCCGTCGTGTAGCCGTCCGCGCTCGTCACTTCAATGTCGGGCCCGAGGGCAGCGATCACCTGCTCGGCAAACTCCCAGCTCTGGATCCTGCGTTCCACGTGCCATACGGCATCGGCACCGGCGCACCACTCCGAACAGAAGACATGCGTGCCGCGGACCACAGGCTCGCGATCGGGGCAATACCCGTTCTCCCCATCGTCGTCGGCGTAGTCTTCGTCGTCACCGATCGGGCGCTGGCAGTGGTAGTACGCGCAGCCCGTGAAGCTCCAGCCATTGGCAAGCATGGCTTCAAGCAGCGTGCTGTAGGTTTTGCCCCAGCACGCATCGAACTCCGGCGCGCGGCGGATCTCGATCTCATCCGGATCGCCGCCGAAGAACCCGCATGCCTCTTCGCTCGCGTCGGCTTCGTTTGCGCCCCACACCACTTCTTGAAGCGGGCCGTCGTGGCAATCCTCAAAGGTCGCAACGTAGGCCTGCATCGTCACACTGCGCGATTCAGGTACTGGTCCACAAGAAGCCAGCGGGCACAGACCGTCGAAGGCAGCGGCTCTTCCCGCCAGTAGGTCGTTACCCAACCCCAGTACGGGCTGTACGTCGTCTGGGCCGCGTGCACGATACGCACACCGAATCCGCGTTTCATCAGCGGAACTCGTAGTCGCCGTTGTCGGCGTGCACGATCTTCCATCCGCAGCATTTGGTCAGAATCGCACGCGTCTTTGGATCGCGATCGGGCCGCTTCCGCTCTTCGGCATCGCGGCGCGCCGTCGTCCAGGAGTAGCTGCATTGGTAGCAGGTGTACCGGAGCTTCTCGCGGCCGTGCACGCGCGTGTAGCGGGGCCCGAGGATTTTCGATCCGCCGCATTTGGGGCATTCACCAAGAGTCATGGCTCACTCCCAGCAGGCGCAGGAGAAATTCTGTTGGCTCACGAGGCCCGTCTCGGTGACGATGGCGAGGGCTGGGCGGCAGCTTGCCAGGCGCTTCGAGAGCTCGATGGATCGCGTGCTCCGGTCGAGCAGCGGGGCTTCGGGCGCGAACGGGCGGCGGTCCTCGATCACCGGCGGAAACTTCTCGCACACCCGGTGATTGGGTAGCTCCTTGTAGGCCGCGAGTTCAGCCCGTTTCCAGAACCGGCACGTTCCGCACGTGCCCTTCAATCGGATTGTCGGGAACATCAAGATCCTTTCGGTTTCGTGAACGTCTTCACCCATTCGTCGAAGCTCTGCACCTCGGGTGGCTTCCACTTCATGATGCGGCGGGGGCGGCGAAGACGTTCGGGGTGGAGTGAGTGCTTCACGTGGGCTTCGGTGATGGCAGCGCGGAGGCCATCGAGTCCCCAGAGTCCACGCTCACGCGCGAACAGGACCCCGTCCGGTTGGTACAGGGCGTAACTCTCGCACATCAAGTGCCTATCGAACACGATGGACCAACCTGGTGGCAGCGCTCCGACAGCCCGATTCACCTTGTTCTGGTACTGCCGATAATCTTCGGCGTCATCGCCCACCGAAACCCATTCGGGAACGACATCGGCGGGCATCATCGCCGTGTTGTTCTCGGCAGCTCTGAGTTCATCTTGCGCACGGATGACCTTTATGATGTTCCAGGGTGTCCGGAAGCATGCATCGATCTCTTCTTCGTTTCCCTCGCGCACGAGTTCGGCGGGGATCCTGAACTCGCACGACTCGGCGCCGCGCTTCGTGTTCACGACGAACATGCCATAGTACGGATCCCCCGAGACTGTTCCGCTCCATTCGCCCAGGTTTCTGTTGGCAGCATCGTGAACGGCCTTCAATTTCCATGGGTAAGTTCCCGGGCTCATCACGCTGACGACGTCCTTCATCGTTTCGATCTCCTTCGGCGGATCCGCCGGCATCGATTCCGCGGGCTCGACCCTGCGCCAGCGCGTCCCGAGATCAAAGGCACCTACGCAGCCGCCCTGGGCGTTCGTACCCTTCGCGCAGAAGCCTTCGGCCAGGGACTCGCGAATGCTGGTTATGTCCACCACTTCGCCGTACTCATTCTCGATCCTGTCGCCGACACGTAGCGGCGACCCCGTTCGATCGCGCGGGCCGTCCTTCCCCGGCTTCACTTCCGGGCGCGCAAGCTTCTTCCAGAACTCTTGCAAGCTGTGAGCGTAGCTCTTTTCGCCCACGCAATTGCCCGCCACGACCGTCCCGTGCGCCCAAAAGCCGGGTGCGCCTGAGTTACCCTGGGTGAATCGCTCGACCTCGAGCGTCAGCGTCCCGTCCAGGTTTTGGATCCAGTCTCCCGGGTAGATGCAGGTTGAGCCGCCTGTGCCGATGCGGGCGCAAGGCCAGATGTTGAGTAGGCGCCAGTAGTAGGCTGTGTCCGGTTCGGATGTATCCCTTTCGATCCCGATGATCTTGCCAAGTTCATCGAGCTCCGCCGAGCTCGGCATCCCCGTGTAGGATAACTTCGTCATGCAGGTCGACCTTTCCCCGGCGCGGGCGGGATTCGGAACGAACGCCATCAGTGCTATCACTGACAGCACCGGCGTGTCAATCGGGTGCGGTGAAGCTCAGAGCTGCTTCACGTAAACGGACGTGTAGGCGTTCGAGGAGCCCCAGTAGACGAGCTCGGCGTCGGGTTTTAGCTTCAGCGCGGCGCGGATTGCGTCCGCTGCGAACTCTTCGGGGATGTCCTTCTCTTTGGCGAGGGCGCGGGCCACGTGCTCGATCGGGATCTCTTCTTCGATGCCGCCCGGCACATCACCGCCGTAGCGCGTTTCTTCGTAGCCGTTCTCGCGGAGCCAGTGACCAACGGCGGCGGAGCTCGTTACATCGCCGAAGAGCTCGGCGGATTGGCTGCCAGGAAGGCCGAGTCGCTCCTGCCAGCGGCGGGGGATCAGGATGTCGCCATCGACCGCAAGTGCATCGCCGGCTTCGGCTACGCCCACGATCGAGAACTCATCTTCGCGACTCCCGATTTCTTGCACGGTCATGTCGTCCACCGTGGACAGGGCAACGACTGCAGCGTCATTGGCCATGCGGGTAAGCTCGGCTTCGATGTCGCTACGGATCCCTTCCGGGTATTCGGTGTACGACCGGGCCTTCACGATCCGGTAGTCGTCGGTGCCCGCGTCGACCTCGTCTACCCACCACTCGTAGCTCAGCACGTACTGGCCGTGCTGCAGCGTGGTGTGGCCGATCTGGGTGAGGTCGGCTTCGGCGTGCTCGATGACTTTCTGGAAATCCCGATCGTCATTGCCGTCCGGTCCGATCCACTTCGGATTCCACGGGATGCCAAGATCCTTGGCGGCGGCCTTGAGCTCCTCTTCGTCGATGCTCACCAGGTGGCCGGGGGCGTTGTCGTCGAGCCATTCGGCGGCCACCTCGAATGCGACTTCCACGCTGTCGGCCCACACGAATACCTTGGTCGTCCCGTAGGCGCCGAAGGTGAGGAGGTAAAGGCCCGACTCGAAGGACAAGTCAGACGCATTCGCAATCGGGATCTCGTCGGCTTCGTCGCGGGCCATGTTCGTGTTCTTTCCTACGTGTGGGGGATTCTTCCCCTCGATCAACCGAAGTGTTCGAGCGCGAGTTCGGCCTCGATCACACGGGCGGTGCGTCTGTTGTCAACCTGATTTCTCCCGAACTGGACGCCGCCCAGGGCCTGCACAACTTCGCCGTCGCCATCGAACATCACCACCGAAAGCACCTCGGTGATCTCTTCGGGATCGACATCGCCAAGGTTATCCCAACCCTCGGGATCCTCTTCCCACTCGAACCGGTAGCCCTCCGCCACTGCGCGCGCTTCGGCCCGTGCGAGCTTGCGGGCGGCGGCGCGGCGAGCGCTTTCCTTTTTCGCGCGCGTCGCGCCAGTCGGATAACTGTATCCGGCGTACTTGTAGAAAAAGTCGGCGGCGTTCATGGCTTGATTTCCTACGTGGGGGTGGCGGGATTCTTCCCCTGGGTCAGAGAAGCTCGACGATCGATTTGCCGGCCAGAAAGCCCAGGGCGCCGATGGCGGCTAGCTTCAGGGTCGACATGCCGGTGTCGAAGTAGCCAGGGGGAAGGAGGTTTCCGCCGCGCCCGGGGCAGCAGGTTGACCAGTCGCCCAGGCCTGCTACGGCGTACGGGCTGTTAAATTCGGCGTTCCAGCGGGGAATCAGGAACGTGCGCCACAGCGCGCCCTGGACGTGCCAGGCCTCGAAGACGTGATCGGCGGCCACGTTTCCGCCGTAGTCGAAATCGTAGAAGTTGCCGGCGGCGACCCGTACGTTCGGGAAGGGCATTTCCTTCCAGGTTTTCGTGGGACCCGGTGTCGTGGCCCAGGGGCGGTTGCCGGCGCTGTCCGGCCGATCGCCGATCGTGACCGGGAAGGCGCCTGCTGGGAGGGACTGGGTCATCTGGGCCCAGTCGACGTTGATCGTCTTGATCCCGCCGAGCTCGACGTGGCCGGACTCCTGCCAGCCGCGGAGCACGTCAAGGCTCGCGTTGAAGACCCATTCGCTGGCAAGCGTCGTGTTCGCAACCTGGGCCTCGAGCGCGGAGGATTGCTTGATGTTCGTATGCGACGTGATGAATGTGGGGCCGAGAAAAGGATCCTTGTTGTCGGTGCCGCGCGCGGCGCGCACGCCGGCAAGGAGCGCATTGGCGCCGAAGTTCGCGTAACCGGTGAGGGTCGATGGGATCTGATCGCCGTTCCAGGCTTTCGGCAGGTTCAACGCGTCGAGCATCATCACCATGTCGAGCGCGCTTCTGTCCTGCTCGCTTTCCACCAGGTTTTTGATGAACGTGCCACCGGCGGAAAATCCGATCGCGCAGATCCGGCGGGGTTCGATGCCGCGGGCCTTGGTGCGCAAGATCCCCTGAAGCACGCTGCCGTCGCCCTTCGCGCGGTACATCGCCGCTTCGCGGCTGAAAGGGGATCCGCCCCACGGCTCGCGCGGCTTTTTCTCCGTGTCGCTTGGACCCATGAACACATCGCTGCCGATGCCGTTCACGTCCAGGACTACCGGAGCGTGGGAGAAAAGGTTCGTCGGCTGGGCGATGGCGCGGGCCCTGGATTGGGGCGGGGTCGCGAACGCCGAAATGATGATGTCGGTCGCCACCCGGGAAGGGTACCGGGCGGGGCTAGCGAGTGTCGAGTTTTAGGCCGGGTTTGCGGCCGAAGCCGAATCGATTGGGAAATCGTAGCGCTCGGCGAAGCCCAAGAGAAAGCCCCGCGCCTCGTCCGATATGCCGATCTCGGCGCCATCGTGATCCCGGTACCGTTCGACCCCGCACCCGGCGAATGCGGCTTCCCCTGCGTACCAGACGGCGGCATACACGCCATTCTGGGGTCCGCGTTCGGCGATGATGCGCGCGTCCATGTACATGACTTCGCCGCGCACGATCTGCATGACGACAGGGTATACGAACGTACCCTCGCGCCATGCACTACGATCGCGCACACTGACCCAGTTCTTGTAGATCTCGACCTCAACGCCACCGGGGGACAGCGGGATGTCGATGATGGTGGGTTCGCCGCCCGGGGCTAGAATCAGCTCCGACCAGTTCAGGAGTGACATCAGCGCTTCTTTCGAGCGCGGGCGGCTTCGGTGAGCTCGATGTGGCGCCGGAGAATCAGGATCAGATCGTCGCCCGTCGGGTTGTCCTCGAAGACCGTCCATTCCTTGCCGCTTGGCTCGATCACGACGGCGATCGGGTGCGAGAAGTGGCCGCGGGTATCGAAGATCATGCGCCAGCCGGCGGGCAGCTTGCTCGTGAGCCAGTTGAGCTCTTCTTGCCATCTGGTGAGTCGATCGTGGCGCATCCGCTCCCAGACTTTCTTTTCTGCATGCGCGTCGGGGGGCGGCGGCGCCGGGGGCTTCGACGCCTCGGTAACCGGCGCGTCCTCATGCTCTTCTGTGTCGCAGCGGGCGAGGTGCGTGTAGACGTACCGATCGTTGTGCAGAATGGCTACCCAGTATCTGCCCCATTGCCGGAACTCCCGGATCGGTCCGGCGGTGAGGTCGTCCAGGCGGATCCTGTCGCCAACGTAGAGCAGTCTGTTCGTGCGATCGCGGGGCCACACGTCACGCAGACGCGCACGATAGGCGTCATCGATTTGGGGCTCGCCCGCGATCGCGGCCACGGAATTCACCGTCGTGCCAAATGAAATGGAGAGCCTCTGGCGGCCGATCGTTTTCCCAAGCTCGTCGAGCTCGGCGCCCTTCGCCGTGTCCAGTCTAGTTCCCATCGTGTGCTCCTAGTTAAGGGTGCGCTTGGTCTTCTTCACGTAGGCGGGCAGGAGCCAGGCCGAGTACTGATGGTCGTTGTGCAGGACCTTGGCTGCGACCTCATTGTACAAGAACCGGAGCTGTTCGTTTTTCTTCTCCAGGTCGGCGAGCTTGTCGTTCATGCGCTTCTCGAGAATCACCATCTCCACGCGCGTCTGCGCGAAGTACCAGAGACCAGCAGCGGTGATGATTATGATGTTCAGGACCGCGGCAACCGTGACAATGGCCACGTCGTTCATTCGTCGGGTCCGTAGGCGTCGGGGTAGTACTCGAACGCTTTTTGGGGATCGGCATCGACTAGCTTGAAGCCTGTGCTCTGAAGCGCCTCGTTCGTTTCGCGCACGATGAAAACCCTGGCGATCGCCCAGCCGCGATGGCCGTTTCTGGCGCGCCTGATGGCACGGCCGAGCTTTGAGGTGGCTTCGCGAAAGTGGAACGCTGCCTCCCAGATCGCACGGGCTAGGTCGCTTTCTTCATGGGCGTCGGATATGCCGTCGCTCATTTGCTGCTACCCGTCCTTGCCCGGCGTGAACCCGAAGTGCGGGTCCGTTTTGAGCTCAGGATGCTTGGCGAAGATCGCGCGCCGGCGCCGCTGCATGTAGCCCGGGTGCGCCATCCGCTCGCCGACCCACGAATGCGCGGGATGGGCGTAGTAGCGCGTCGTCTTGTTCCGCTCGTTCAGCTCGCGCGCGAAGTCGTCCGCTTCTTCCTTCAGGTAAACACCGTCGGTGTTGCAGATCATACCGTCCACCTGCCAGACCACGTTGAACGGCTCTTCCTTCTCGCGCGCCGCGTGCCAGCAGTCGTAGCAGAGCCAAGGGCCCTGCCGGTGCTGGGCGCAGGCCTCTATCTTGCTACAGCCTTCGCAGGCGCATTCCCGTCCTTCGTAGTCACTCATGTGGGCCTCTGTTGTTTCTTCCACCAGGCTTCGGTATCGGCTTCGCTCAGCGCCTCGACCTCGCAGGTGAACTTCATCCGGTAGACGCGCGGCAGGGCGCGGCCTGTCTTCGCGCGAAACTCCGCACGGGGTTCGGCCCAGTGGTCATCTCCTGCGTACTCGAAGCCGGTCGCGTGTTCCCAATCGATGGAATCAGCGCCGGCGGCTTCTGTGAGATCTGCTATTGCGACGATGTCTCTGCCGTCCTCGAACTGGATGTAGTTCTCTTCGTAGCCGATTACCGGGATGCCGACACCTTCGATCACGACCCGGCCTTCGCTGATGGTTTTGTTCATTTCTGTGCTTCGTACCTTCCCCACCAGGCTCGCATGTGATCGTCCGACATCTCGGCGGGCGTGAGGCACACCGTCGGGCCCCGGTGCCACGCATCCGTACACTCGAATAGGCGCCGCACTTTTCTGATGAACGACTTGCAGGTCGGGCACTCGCTTTTCTTTGCTTTCGTGCCCGAGCCGGTGACCGGCGCGCCGATGCCTTCGATCACGACATGGCCCACCCACGGTGGTTTGCCCTGGCTCACCCAGACCGAATGGGCGACGAGCTCCACTTCATCATAGCCGCAGTGCATGTGAAGCTGCGCTTCGGCGCGGGCGTAGAAGGCGTTCCGCTGGTGCACGATGATCTGCCACTCCCTGCTCGACTTGTGGCGGCAGACCCAGATCGAATCCACGACGCCATCGCAAGGCGTGCGCGAGCTAGTTAGCGTTGGCATCGCGCTCCTTGATTCGCTCTTCCGCCAAGCCGCGAACTTCATCGCTCGGGATCCTGAGTCCAGCATCGGTCATGGCGACGGCGAGTGACTCGGCTGTGTCAACGATGCCTGACTGGTCCAGAAACTCCATCACCCCTTCTGCCGAAAGCTTGGTTAGCTCTTCGTAAAAGCTGTTCTGGTACGCCTTTTCCTCCTCGTCGGTGAGCTCGACGGCGGGTTCGATGATGAATTTGAACACGGAAGTGCCCTGGCTGACGATGATCCCAAAGCCCTGCTCACTTTCTACGTATCCTGCTTTGCAGTCCTTTTCCGCAAATCCAAACCGGTGCAGCATCCACAGATGCGCCCACAGGTTACGCATTGCCTCGCGGGCCAGCGCGGGGGCGACGGGCTTCTTTTCGTCGGTCATCGCCTGGCCTTCTGCCGGAGCTCCTTCGGAAGCCCCATCATCCTGTAGCCGGCGATGGCGATGGCGGCGGCATCAGCCTGCGCTTCATCCTCGAATTGTACTTTCCGGAACAAGCTGCGGAGCGCGACCTGTACGGCGCCCTTCGATGCGTTGCCGTAGCCTTTGCCCAGGGCCGCGATCTTCGCCTTCTGGGGCGGGATGAACAGGACTTCTGCACCGACCACTGACGCGAGCGCCACAGCGATACCGACGACGATAAGTGTTTTCGAGTTGTGCTCGCCCATTTGCCCGCGCGCGCGCTTGCCGACCTGCACGAAACGCTGTTCTTCGATGGCCACCGCGTCTGGCTTGTGCGTCAGGATCTCCTTGGCGAAGCAATCACTGATCACGCGGAGTCTGTCTGCCAGCGCTAGCTTCCGGTTCGGTTTGTACGAGCAGGTGAGCGATAGATCGCCGCCTAAGATCAGCGCCAGGCCGGGGCAGACGAGACCGGGATCGATGCCGATGACGACTGTCGGGGAATTCATTCGATCACCGTAATCAGCACTAGCCGGCGCGGTTCGGTAGTGAGGTCGAGCAGGCGATCGACGACGCGCAGGGTGGTCGCCGGCTCGTCGCGTTCGAGAGAGATCCGAAGCCGGCCGCTGAGCTGGATCATGAGCACGGTCTCGTGGTCGAGCCTGAGCATCAGCTGCGTGGCGAGCTGCTTGAATTCTTCGGTGTACTCCCGATACACCATGACCGTGATGTTGAGGTTCAGCACGGCTTCACTTGGAGTTTTTCTAGTGTGTCCATTTGCTTTTCTGCAATATCGAGCACGGTGTCGAGCGCTTGGCGCACGAGCTCGGACGCGGGGACTCCGGTCTGTTCGGAGATCTTCTTCACGCGCGCCCAGCGCTCCTCGTCCACATACACGTGGATTTCGGACAACGTGGATGCCGGTGTCTTTCGCGGGCGCCCCACTATTCGCTCGGGCCCGGGTTGTCCTCGGCCAGTATCTCTTCGTAGGCCTGAAGCCGGGTCACGCCTCGCTCGGCGCAGGCTTCTGCCAGGCGGCGGTACCAGAGGGCATCGGCAACTTCTCCGGCTGTGATCGATCTGAGGTGCTCCGCCAACGCGTTCATCGAGTTCGCAGCCCAGTACGCCGCCTCAGCCCAGCGCCCGGCAAGCGTCGGACTGAGCAGATGTTTTCGGGCACCGTACACGAGTAGCCCCATGCAAAACGCGGGGAGCTCCATTGATCCGACCGCTATCTGCAAGCGGTCCGCTTCCGTCTGAACCCTCGCTGTCGCAACCATTCTTCTTCCCTTTCCTTCCCGCCCTTCACGCCGCCGAAGCTTCACGCCGCGCCGCTGCCAGGTCCCGCGCATCGGCTTCCCAGTCGAGGTAGTTTTTCTGGGCGCGCCTGGGCGGCGACTCCGGATCCCCGATCATTTTTCCGGTGAAGAGGTCGACCTCGTAGGTGCCGGCGATCGGCCAGTGGATGTAGATGATCGCTTCGGTGACCTTCAGCACTTCGACCGAACGCTTGAAGCCGCCTCTGTGAATCATGGTGATCGTTTTCATGCTTCCTCCAAGATCGCGTGGATTTCTGCGCCACCGGCTCGCTATGAACACGATGGAGTCGGGGCGGCGCAGAAACTTTGGGCGGGTCACCGGTACGCGCTCCGGCGCTTGCACTCCGGGCACACGGGCTCTGATTCCTTTCGGAGCCGGCGCCGATCGTGCCATCGCCAGAAGGCCGTGGTGAAAAGGGTGTGCGCGGCTGCGGCGTAGATGCCGGCGGCGATCGGAACGCCGTAAAGCGCGCACACACCGATGGTCTGCCTGATCTCGCTTTTCGCGGCCCAGCTTTCGCCCAGGGCGACGAGGAGGATCGTCGCTACGAGCGCGGCGATGATCCCGGTCGCTACCTGCGCAAGCCGGTCATGTATGTTGGTTAGAAGATACGGCAAGCCGGCAAGCGCTGCGATCAGGCCAACCACCAGACCCACCGTGGTGTGCAGTGGAAAAAAGGTCGTCGTCTCCATCAAAACGTTTCCTTCTTCCGGCGGCGCACCCCGCTTGCGTCGAGCTTGATGGCGCGGTGCAATTCGGTGTCGGGCTCTAGGCCGATTCTCGTCAGAAGATAGGCCAGAAGGACCAGGGCTACAAAGAACAGGGGCCAGATCATGGCTTCGGTTCCTTCTCCCCGAGCAGATGCTCCATCGCTCGCGCAATCGCAGCGGCGCCGGCGGCCGGCATCGAGCATTCGACTTCGGCTTCCTTGAGAGCTTGGTACGCATCGCGGCGACTGAAAAGCAGCCTGTCGCAGAACGTTCCCAGTTCTCTAAACTGCCCCTTGAGCTCGCCCAGCTGTCCGTTGAGCTTCTTAACTTCGTTCATGGCCAGGTTTCGCTGGGCCATGACCACATCAAGCGCGTCTATCAGGCGGCGCATAACGTTTGGGTCGGCGCGGTGCTTTCCACCGTGGTGACGCTCTACCGCATCGAGATCGTCGCGGGCTTCGCGGATCAAGGTCGCAAAGCGTGCCGCCTTCCCTTCGCTAGACTCCGGGGTAAACCGCACGCAGACACACCGTGCACAGGGACCCAATCGATTCACCTTCATTAGGTCACGGGCGTGCTCGGCGTCCCGATGCCCACAGACGCAGCGTGCCGCCTTCCCTTCGCTAGACTCCGGGGTAAACCGCACGCAGACACACCGTGCACAGGGACCCAATCGATTCACGTTCATTGGCTCGCGAGTGTGCTCGGCATCTTGATGCCCACAGACGCAGTCTTCGGGCCCCTCCTGCCGCTCGGCCTTCCCCATAAGCCGCTTCTGTGCTTCGCGATCGACGAGCTCTAGCAGTGCGTTGATGAGATCTTCCTTATCTATCGGCACGGCAGCCCCTCTTCCCCGAGCTTCGCGCGGCCGGCGTCCGTGATCTCGAGCGTGACCGGTTTATCGACCCAGCGGGCCAGCCCATACTTCACGAGGCGAAGCTTCGTGGGCAAGCCGTAGAGAGCAAGGCTTCTGCCGGAAGCAAGCGCGAGCAGGCAGCCGCGCATGTTCGGCGTGTACGGGTTATCGGGGGATGGCTTCATGACCGTGGGTTACGGGCGCGCTGGCGGAGTCCTTCCCTCGCGCGGGTCACACAATTCCCTCGATCCGGGCATGGTGGCTATGCTATCAATGCTGTCACCGATGTCAACGTTTCCTTTCGGCGTGCCCGTTAACGCGCCGGGAAGAAAAGGGAGTCGAAACATGAAGTGGACGTCTGGGGATTTTGGGCGAATGGCGTTCGTGGGTTTCAAACCCGTGGCGGCGTATGCGCTCCAGCTCGAGCGGCAGCGCGATGGCGTGTGGATCCTGATTGCGGGCGCGCCGCACTTGACTGCTGCGGCGACCACGGCGCTACGGTTTGGGGGGATGGTGCGCGCCGTGAAGAACGGCGAAGTCGTGGCGCTCTGGGACGATGGCGTCCTCTGCTAGCTGGATCGGGGAAGGACTTCTCGTGCGGCCGCGTAGGGTGCGGGTGAGTCCGATGACACCGAAGCGCACGAATCCACGCATCACGTTTTCCCAGTTCACCGCGCTCGAAAAGGATCGCGATTACTGGAAGGGTAAGGTGGACGCGGCCAATGCGTGGGCGCAGAAAGAGGTCGCGAAGTCTCAGGACACACTGGATCGTGCGAAAGCGGACTTCAATGTTATTTTCCGGCGACTGGGGGATCGGGCCGACGAGCGGGCCCGGGAGGTCGATACCTTGAACGCCCGGATTCGCGAGCTCGAGCAGGCACTCGCGGAAGCCCGCGCAGCTAACGTTGCTGCCCCGCCGAAGCCCCCGAAGCGAAAGCCGCGACCAAAGCCGAAAGCGAAGCCGAAGCCGAAGAAGCGCAAACCTGGCAAGAAGCGATGACCGACGGGCGCATTGTTTCGTTGTCCGAGTTCACTGCGCTCGAGAAAGATTGCGAGCACTGGAAGAGCAAGGTCCGCGAGAACAACATCAAGCTTCTCTCGCTCGGCGTTCAGCTGAATCTAGCCCGGGCCACCATCCGGGAGCTCCGCGAGCAGAACGAGGAGCTGGACCGCGACTACAGGAGAGAGCAGGACTGGAACGAATGGATGAGCCGGCAAGGCGAGAAAGATGCGGAACAGCTCCTGAGATACCAGTACGGCCTCATGGACCAGGTCGAAGTCATGAAATTGGAGGACCGGATCGATAAGCTTCGGTTCAAACTCGCGAAGGTATCCCGCGCAGCACGGGCGAACGGGATCGATGTCGCTGCCCTTCTGAAGGCACGAAAGCCCAAGCCAAAGAAACGCCGCCCGGGCAAGAAGCGATGACCGACGCGGAACCCGACGTCCGGGAGCTTCTCGAGCGGCTCATCGCCAAAGATGCGGACGAGCCGTGCTTGACCGCGACCGAACGTATCGCGTTCGAGGCGATGAGTAAGCAGGTTCTCTACAAGCGCTTGAGCCTGAAACAGGTCGCGTGGATTCAGGATGCGGCCGAGCGGCACGGCATCATCGGGGCTGCGCCTTCCGCAAACCTTTTTTCTGCACTTGATCCGGCGGCGCAGCGGGAGCACCGGGCCCGGGCACGGGCTGTGGTCCTGCCGCATGAGACGCCGGGCTACATGAAGATCTTGAAACCACCACCAGGGAAACCGGACGAATGAAGGGTCTCAAGGGAGCTACGGTCGAAGTCGTGGGTGGGCACACCGAGCTCGAGCTCTTGCGCGAGATCGTGGCGGCGCTGCCGCACTGTTCGATGTGCGAACAGCTGGCCACGTGGATCGACAAGGCGGTGTACGAGCATCGGTGCGACTGGCACGCGCCCGACGAGTATCGGCGTGAGCTTCAGTGGGCCCATGCCGTGCGAAAGGCGGGACTGTGAGCACCGATGAGATCCTGGACGTTCTCGGCCGCCGGCGAAGCTGGTGTGTGGAGCACGGCGACTGCCTGGAGGTGCTGCGGGGGCTACCGGATGCGTGCATCGATTCGGTGGTGACTGATCCGCCGTACGGCATCGCGTTCATGGGCAACACGTGGGACAAGTTCCGGGGGCGCGGGCGGGGACGGACGGAGACGGAAGTGCCGCCGGGCGCGGGCGGCGACATCGCATCGGACGCGTATGTCGAGTACGACGTGACGCTGGAAGGGAACCGCCGCTACCAGGCGTGGTGCACCGAATGGGCGAAGGAGCTCTTGCGTGTGCTGAAGCCAGGCGGCTACTTGCTTGCCACCGGCGCGCCGCGCACCTACCACCGGATGACCGCCGGGATCGAAGATGCTGGGTTCGAGATCCGGGATGCGAAGGCATGGCTTTTCGGATCTGGTTTTCCTAAATACCTGAACGTCAGCAAGGCCATCGACGATCACCTGTTCGGCAAATGGCTGGAGCTGAACCCTGAAGCTGACGGCTGGTGGAAGGCTTCTGCCGTTCTCACGCGCTGGGTGAAACAGATCCCCGTGGGCGAACGGGATCCGGTGTGGAAGAAGCGGATCAAGCAGGCCCGGGAGATGGTCAAGGCGGCGTGGGGCAAGAAGCGGGAAGTGATCCACCGCTACGCCGCCGGCGGCAATGCCGCGATCTCGATCGAGGAAAAGGGCGGCACGTACGTGGTCGGGGCCGATAGCAAAGGGGCTGAGGCGATCGAGCTCACGGTGACCCGGGGCGCGACGAAAGAAGCGCGGGCGTGGGATGGGTGGACCACGGCGCTGAAGCCGGGGTTCGAGCCGATTGTCGTGGCGCGAAAGCCCCTGGAAGGAACCGTGGCCGAGAACGTGCTGAAGCATGGGACGGGCGCGATGAACATCGACGCCTGCCGGGTGCGGACCGACTGGAACGAACCGGACAGGCCAGCATCGTGGCGGAAAAGCGGGCATAGCCGAAAACCGGAGGCGGAGAAGCTCGCGGCGCCGCCGGGCGATGGGATCGACTGCCATCCGGGCGGACGCTACCCGCCGAATGTGCTCTTTGCGCACACCCCCGGTTGCGTGAACGAGTGCTCCGACGATTGCCCGGTGAAACTTCTAGAAGATCTGGGCGGCGAGCTCGGCAGGTTCTTCCCACAGTTCGATTGGGATCAGGATCCCGGCGACCCGTTTCTCTACACGCCGAAGGCCTCGCGGGCCGAACGGGAAGCGGGATGCGATGGGATTTCGTCACGGGCTGGATCGAAGGCGGTGAGGCGGGAAGCTGGTTCGGACGGCGTGAATAACCCGCGAGCGGGCGCGGGAAGAACGGCCGGCGCCGTGCGCAATGCACACCCGAACGTGAAGCCTGATGCGCTCGAGCGCTGGCGGGTGCGGCTCGTCACGCCGCCGGGCGGCGTCGTTCTCGATCCTTTCTGCGGGAGTGGCTCGGTAGGGAGGGCGGCCTGGGCGGAGGGATTTCGATTCGTGGGGATTGAAAAGCAGGACACCGAGGACGAGCCGTTCGTGAGCATTGCGCGTGCGCGCATCGCGTTCGTCGCCAAGTCGGGGCGGCAGCTCAGCCTGTTTTAGGAGAACCGGAACCATGATGTCGGATGACGAGGGCAATCGCGCGCTCGCGGAACGGAAGCGGAGCTCGGACGAGCTCGAGACCTGGAAGAGAAAGTACATGCAGCTTTTCATGGCTGCGTTTCCGGAAGAGATTCTCGAGGGTCCGGGATCCGATCGCATCCTTCGCGATGCGGACAAGTGGCACGAGATCGTCGTCGGCCATGCCGTCGGGCTCAACAAAGAAGTCGCCGACCTGAAGCGCGCGCTAGCCGCCGAACGCGCCGAAACCGTGCGGCTCAAGGGTCTGCTCGACCGGGACCAAACCGGGCTCGCAGCGGCGCTCGCCGAGATCCACCGCATCGCCGTGAGCTACTCGTGGGTGACCGAGGGGCGCGGGCCCTACGCCTGGGACGATGACGAATATCGGGCCGAGATGGGAAGACTCATCGCCCAAATCCGTACCATCACGATGAATGAACTCCGCGAATCGGGCCGGCGCGCCCACGCTGCATTTCACCCGAAGGAAGGCTAGTCGATGACTGATGCAGCAACCGAGCTCGAAGCTATCCGCGTCCAACTGGCCGAGCTCGCTGCGATCCGTCCGGTCCGCCTATGCACGAAATGCTTCTGGGAAGGGTTTGACGCTGCGTGCCCGGAGTGCGGCGGGGATACCTACATCAAATGCACCGACCCGGTCAAATCGATCCGGGAAACGATCGTCTGGCTCTGGGAAGACCTCGACAACGTGAGCAGCGTCCTTGAATTCGAGCGCGACCGGATCATCACGGTTGTCCAAGATGCCGTTGAGCGCGCGATCCGAAAAGCAATACCCATCACTGACGAAAAGGAAGACGACGATGATACCGATGAATGAAGCTGAGCTCGATGCGCTCATTGAAGAATCGAGCGTTATGCTCCAAAAGCTCGTTTACGAGCTTGAGACCATCCGCGCTACCGTGGGCCTTCCGAAGGACACGCCAGTCGAGTACGTGGCCGCGCGGGTCAAAGAGGTCATGGACGAGCGGACCGGCTGGAAAGCGCGTTCGACGGATTACGAGGAGCGCTGGGCGAAGCTCTGCGATCTTCTCAACGTGTCGTACGCGGCCGACGCGGAGACGTTGTTCGGCGACGTGATGGAGCTACTCGAGCGCCCCCATAACCCATGATCGATTTCGACGACCTCGCCGAGAAAGAGCGGGCGGCGACGCCGGCACCGTGGACGTGGGACCCTGAATACCACGGGGACATCGAACACCGCGGTGCCGGTGTGCTGAGGATTCAGCATCACGGGTGCGTGCACACGGTTCTCCGGCACAACCAGACCTACAGCCACAACGATGCCGCCTTCTTGATTGCCATCCGTAACAACGCGCGCGAGCTCATCGAGGCGGCGCGGTCGGCGACCCAGGGCGCTGCGCCGGACGAATGGACCGTCGGCAACGCCATCCAGATCGGGCTCATGGCGTTCGAGACGAAAACACTCTTCAGTGCGCGCGGCGCCGTGCCCATGCTCGAACAGAACTGCATCCATCTTCAGCGGCGCGTGATGCACCTCACCAATGCGCTCCAAGAGGCAAACGCGGCGCGCGACGCCCTGCTCAATTCGACCCTGCGCGCGCAGTCGATGATCGGCAAAGCGTGCATGATCGTCAACGACAGCTGGAACGACGAGGAAATCGAGCTCATCACCGGCGCCTTCAACGAACTCGATGCAGCCCGCGAGAACGAGCTCAAGGTCGCCGTCGAGGCCATCCCCAAGGAGAATCCGAAGTGAAATTCACGATCCAACAGAAAGCGCTCGAAGAGGCGCTCGCTGTCACCATCTTGGCGACCGAAGCGAAATCCCCGCACGACATGTACTCGCGCCTGCTCATCGACGCGCGGCCCGACGGGGAAGTGCACTTCTCGGCCACGAACACCATCCTGGCCATCCATACGGTCGCACGGGCTGAAAGCGTGGAGACGCCGGGCAAGTGGGCCGTCAGCGCAGTCAAGATCCGCGAGCTCACCGCCAACATGCCGCCGGGCGTCGTGAAGCTCGAACACACGCCGAAGGACTCCAGGATCCTCTTCTCGGCCGCAAAGCGCAAGTACACGCTGGGTGCCCTACCCGGCGCGGATTACCCGGTGATCGAGGCGCCGCCGAAGGCCGCGAAGCGCTTCACCCTGCCGCACAAGGCACTCTTGGGGCTCTTGAAGCGCGTGGGCTTTGCCATCGGTGATGACCGATCGCGGCCGGGCTGGATGGGCGTCGAGCTCTTGGGCACCGCCGCGTCGATCACTGCTGTGGCCGCGCGCGGGGCCATGCTGGCGACCGCTTCGATCAAGGCCGAAGCCGGTGGCGTCCGCATGTTCGTGCCGGCGCCCGCCATCCCAGCGCTCCGCATGCTCGGCGGCGCTGACGTCGCGCTCGTCGCCACCGACCACTGGATCTTCGCCGAGTCGGGAAAAACTGTGGTCGCTGCCGCGCTCCCGCAAGCGCCGTTCGTTCCCTGGGAAGAAGTGCTGCGAAACGCGCCGCGGGGCCTGCAGTGCCGCGTGGACGCCGACACACTCGCCCGATCGGTCGCCGCCGTGTACGCGGCCCGAAGCGCCGAGGACGACATCGGTGTGCGACTCGAGCTCGCCAATGGCGAAATCCGGGTCTCCTTGAGCGGCAAGGACTCGACCGGCGAAGACGTCGTGCCGGTCGACGGGAACGGCTTTTTCGTGATCCGGTTGAACGCACGGCTTGTCTGCGAGATCCTGAACTCGGCCGGCGGCATCGTCCGACTGGATCACGGCGGTCCCTCTGATCCGCTGCTCTTCGACTCCGACGAAGGATTTCTGTCGATGATCTCGCCCATCGTCATGGATGGCTGAGAACGTGGCGCGACCGCAACGCAAAACAAAGCGACGGAGGGCGGCGGCAAGTCACCGCGCCTTCCCGCGGAAGCTATTGGTCGTCCAGTCGCTTCTCGAGCTCGAGAACGCGTGCCGGGAACTGCCGACGCCCATTGCGCGCCCGCGCGCGCGGCCGCGGCTCGAGATCACGCTCGTCCCCCTGGTCGTCTTCAACTACACGGGGGACCGGCTCGGCAGCGTGATCTATTCTCCCGAGACACTCGGATGTTTCCGCGTGCGGCTCATGTACAAGGGGCGCGAGATCCGGCTCGAGCGTACGATCTGGCCGGATGCGCACGGCAAGATCGCCGTGCCCGACACCGCAACGCTTCAGCAACTGGCTTGCCGGGCCCACGCCTTCGTGGGTACCAACGTTCCTGTTTAAGGAGATTTCCAATGCGCGAACGGATCGGAACCTGGCCCTTCATTCATGCCCCCGGCGGCCCGCGCCTGTCGAACGCCGACGTGTACGGCCTCTACACGGCTTGCGGCAAGCGCTTCACGAACACGTACGCCGCCGGCGGCGGCTGGACCGGCACGGCAACGGGCGAGTACATCGCCTCGCCGGACATGGCGACCTGCCCAGACTGCAAAAAGGAACGCACTTGAACCTCCCCGAATCGATCCCACCGGTGATCCATGCGCCGGGTTGCGAGGGGTGCGGCGGCGTCTACCAGTGCACGCGGTGCGGAAACATTTGCGGCTGGTGCTACGGCGCTTGGGACAACATGCCGGCGCTTTGCGACGACTGCTTCGTGTTCGTCCTCAGGGCACCGACGGCGATGGAATGACCGAGCCGGTCTAAGCCTCGACGCAAACCCCAGCGCCGCCACCCGTCCCGACCGTCTTGAACACCGGGATACCACCGGCGTAGAGGGTATCGGCGCCGCCGATGAGCGCTTCGCGCCCGGCGCCTAGCCCATCGTTACACGAGGGCTTGATGGCGTTGTAAACGTACATGCCTCCCGTCCGGACCACGAGCCCGTGCTGGGCGTTACCGGTGCCCCAGTAGGCGTTGATGCCGTCGGTAAGCGAAGCCTGGTAGGCGAAGGAGCCGCGCTGCACTTCGACCGCGAGGTTATTGTTCGTGCTGTCGAACGAGCAGGCGGTGCCGATCTGCAAAAAGGATCCGTTTTGGAGTTGGCAGAGCCCGCCGCCCTGGCCGAGCGTGTCGACGTCGAGCGTGAGGTTCGAGCGAGCGCCGACTTTGAGCGGGCCGTTCAGCGCCATGCACGCGTAGAGGACGGCGCCATCGTAGTGGTAGATCGCAACGTTCCGCTGCACGCCGCCGGTCTTGAAGAAGAAGCACCCGGACTGCGTGGTCACGAAGCTCGTGACCGTGATGTACATGCTGTCGGAGGTGAGCGTGATGTCGTTACAAATGCAGCGGTTCAAAAGCGTGGCGATGCCCGAGCTCGAGATGAGCCCGATGCCGCCGAGCCCATCGAATTCGATCCGCGACATCGCGAAGGTCGAAATGATCGTGCCGGTCGTGCTTTGACCGCGCACATCTACAATGCCGAGGTGCACCTTGGGGATGTCCCAGATCTCGTACGTATCGCCTGCCGTGGGCTCGGTGTACGTGCCCGGCAGGTGGTTGTATTCGTTTGCGCCGGTTCCGAAGCGCGAGGTACGCGCGGTGAATGCGCCGGTGGACTTGGCGATGAACGCGCTCTCGGCGCCCGTGTCGCGGAAGATCACGGCGCCCACGTAGGGCGCGAAGCCGCCGACGAGGTTCGTGTCTTCGACTTCCTGCATCTGCTGCGTTGCGCGATTGATGCTGGTCGTGGCCGTGAACGTGCCGGAGTGCAGGACCGTCTCCTGGCCTCGGAACTTGATGAGCGCGCCATCGCCGACGATGAAGTTGATCGAAAACGGGTCCGTCGCAGGCAGATCCGTTTCGATGATGATCGTCATGTCCTGCGGGATGATTTCGTTCCTTCCGATGCGGCGCTGCCACTCGGAGATCGTCTGAAGCGGCGCGGTCGAATCGCCGATGTTCTCGTCGTTGCCCGTGGTCGCGTTGATGTTGTACTGGGCCTGAAGCCGCCACTGTAGGCTCGAGAAGTTTCGCCGCACCCACCGATGCGTCGGCACCTGGATCGGCTGGACGACGGTGATCTGATCGGTCGCTGCAAGAAGCTCGGCACTCGGGTCGGTGTCGAGTTGAAACATGTCGTTCACCGACAAGACGATGATGATCGTGCCGTTCGTGAGAAGCGACGTGTCGACGTCAACCAGGCGCGAATCGCTCGTGAGCTCGATGGTGTCGACGGGGTTTGCGATGGCCGTCGTGCTCGTGATGTTCGACGAAATGATCCAGCGTCCCGGCTGAAGCACATGCCGCCCTACCGGGAGAATCACCTGCACGCCATCGGGGGAGGCGAGCGAGGTCTGAATCCAGCGGTAGCTCGTGTTCGAGGAGCTCACCCAGCAGAGCGCGCCGTTCGGCAGCTTGTCGACCGGTTGGCCATCGAGCGCGGCGGGATTTTGCTTCGTGGCGCCCGTTGGCACATCGCACGGCGGCAAGACCCGGTACTCAACGGCGGCGTAAAGCTGCGTCGTCATCAAGGACCGATGCTACTCGGCTCACACTCCTGGTAAAGTTTTCAGGCCTAAACTGCCGCACCCGTCAAGCCCGCTAAGCGCCACGTTGCGATACCATCCCAATTGTTTCGATCGGTCACATGAACGTGCGTTACGTGACGAAGTTGTTGACGCCGAACGAATGTGCGGACTATTGCTCTACGATGGCAGATTCACCCGACCGTAAGCGCCGCGCAGCCAGACCGAGGGTCCTACGTGTAGAGCTCGACGACGTAGACGAGAACCTCCTGCAGGAAGCCCGAACGCTCGATCGAGCGACGATTTCCGAAGTCATTCGCCGCGCCCTTCGCGGATACACCCGGAAGCTCCGCGCTGACGCCGCAGCCGAAGCGGCCGAGCTCGGGCAGCGCCGCGCTGGCTGATTAGCTCGCAAACGCCTCCGAACACAATCTAACAGCGCGGGCGGCGGGGGGATTTCGTCCGCTCGCGCGGAACTGGTATTTCGCTTGACATTGCGAAAACGGCTGTATTTATGGGCCTAACACATCCCATCTGGCAAGAACAGTTTTTCAAGGCGTTGCCGGATCCAGCGCGACAGGTGCTGAAATTTTTTCTCGATGGGACCCTGATTATCAAAGTTCCCGGCATCGTGGTGGCGAGCCCCAGGGTCATCGGCGACGAGATCGTGCGGCCAGAAGAGTACGTCGAGGAGGGGCTCGCTGTCCTCGAGCGGCGGGGGATCATCCAAGTCGACCGTGGCACGCGGCTCATCTCGATTCCTCGCGCAGCGCGTTATGACCTTTGTTACTCCTGGAAGACCCTGATCTCCTGGTGGAACACCTGGAAGAAGCTGCCCGTGTGTGGACTAAAGTTCTCACATGTCAAAAATCTCACGAGTTCCATCAATCCGGAGAACCCTGGGCTCGTACGGTGTTGGAACAGTTCCTTCGGAATAGTGATTGCCGGGCTTAGGGCGGGCTATACGGTCCCCGCGCTCGTCTCGACGACCCAACACGTCATCGCCAGCGGGAAAGACGATCCTGGTGCCTCTAATGCGGATTCGATGATCGGCTTGGAATTTCGGTTCCAGGATACCCCATCCGAGGTCGATACCCCATCCGATACCCCATCCGCCTCCGGAGAAGAAAAAGATTCATTTCCTGTGTGTGTATCTTTGTCTTTCTCTTCTTCTTCTTCTTTGTACCCCTTCGATACCCCATCCGATACCCCATCCGAACCTGAAGCACACACACACATTCTTAGTAGCTCATGTTCTGAAGATCCCAAGACTTTCCCACCCTACCAAGCCATTAGCGTAAACTCTTGTTCACGTGGGCGCTCGACCCCGGGTGGTGGATATCCCATTCTTGCCCCAGGGGGCACCGGGGATGGGGTATCCGTAAGGTTCGATGGGGTATCCACTGCGGGGGCAGGAGACATCAATGGCCGAGGACAGAGGGAGCAAGCTGGATCCGTCGAGTCAGGGAGAATTCCAGTCGATACACGACCGATTGTTGACGCAGCGCGCGACAGAACGGGACGCGATGCGTCAGGAAATGGTGCAAGCGGGGGGCCCCCTGGCGTACCTTCAGAAGCTCCATCCGGCGTTAGTAAATCTCCGCCTCTCTGGCTCCAAAAGCTCAAACAGCGTGGACTTGCCTGAGGCCGCGCTCCTCGACGAGACAGCGGCCTACTTCAGCGCGTGCGACGAGCGCATTCAATTGTGCTTGACATGCCCTCCTGATGGTGCCGCCTGCAAAAAACACCAGGTCCCGTGCCTGAAGCGCGGCATGAAACCGCGATGGGATGGCGACAAGCTGGTGGCCGAGCGCTGCGATCCCTGGCGCGCCTACGCGATGCGGGCCCGGCTGATGGATGCCGGCGTCGACCAGCGTAGCTCGCGCCTGAGCATGGCCGATCTAGAGCGGCAGAACGTGGTCCTGGGCGACGAGGAGATCGAGAAGATCGATTCGTTCGTAACGAGCGCCTGCGTTTCTGAAGACGCCTGGCTCGTCATCACCGCAAAAGCCCCTGTCCACACCACGCTTTCGGTCTCCATCCTCCAAAACGTCCTTCGCCGCAATCACCGCATCTGGGCCCGCTACGAGTACGCGCCCACGATGCAGCGCCGCTTCAAGCAGTACTTCCGAAAAGACACCGAAGAGATCGATCCCCTCGACAACCTGCGCGAGTGCGAGCTCGCGGTGATCGATGGGCTGGCCGTGAAGAACGTGCCCGACTGGTACCTCTTCGAGCTCCGGGACCTGATCCTCGATCGCTGGAAACGAAAAGCGAACACCATCATCGCAAGCCCGGCTCCGATCGCCGATCTGGCAGGCCGCTACATCCAGGAGCTCTCAGAAGCTGCACACGTGGTGGTCGAGTAATGATGCAGCCCCGTGAGGCCCCTGCTCCTCGCCCAACTGGGAGAGTCGCACCTCACGTACTCGATTCCGAAGCCGCCGTTCTCTCGCAGGTGATCGAGAGCCCATCGGTCTTCGATCGCGTCAACACGATCCTCAAACCCGACTATTTCTATTCGGAAGCGAACCGCCGGATCTACGAGGTCCTCACCGATCTCACCGCCGCCGGAAAGCCCATCGACCTCGGCATCATCGCCAACGAGCTGAACGCCCGCGGCCGCCTGCAGCAGGTCGGCGGCGCCGCCTACATCGCTTCACTCGTCTCGAACCAACCCTACTACCTGCACATCGAAGAGCACGCCAAGGCGATCCGCGACGCGTGGCGCGTGCGCGTGACGCTCGACCAGTTTCACACCCGGATCGCCGAAGGTTATAAACTCGAGTTTCCGGCGGACGCCGACGGTCTCGCGTCCATCCAGACCTGGCTCGAGCAGATCGAAAACGAGACGTCCGCCGTCGCCCATGTCTACCAGGACACGAAGGTCGAAGCACTCGGTGCCATCGTCCGGCGCGTGATCGAAGATCGCGGCCGTGCGCGCGAGCGGGGCGAGCTCATCACGGGAACGGAGACGGGCTTCGTCGAGCTCGATAAGAAGATGACGGGTCTCCACTCGGGCGACACCACTGTGCTCGCCGGACGCCCCGGCATGGGCAAGACCGCGTTCCTGGTCTCACTCTTCCGCGGCATCACGCACCGCCGCGTCACGGACACGATCGATCGCACCGAAGGCGCGCTTCTGTTTTCGCTCGAGATGCCGCGCGAGCAGATGGCCATGCGCTGCATCAGCCAGGAAGCCGGCGTCGACTTCTCCGCCATCCGCAGTGGGTCGATGTCCGGGGCCGAATGGAGCCGCGTGGTCGCCGCCGCGCACACGCTGCAGAACGTGCCGATCTGGATCGACGACACGGCAGCCATCACCGCACTCGATGCCAGAAGCCGGATCCGAAAGCTGCAGCGCGAAATCGAAACCGGCCGCGCGAGCACACCGTGCACCCGTCTATCCGTAGTCGCCTTCGATTACCTCCAGCTCATGAAGGGCAGAAAAGAAGATGGCGTCCCGCGCGAGCAAGTGATCGCGAGCCTCACGCGCGACCTGAAAACGATCGCCAAAGATCTGAACGTCCACGTCATCGAGGTCTCGCAGCTCAATCGCGCCGTCGAAAACCGCGGCGCCAACAAGCGCCCCCAGCTCTCCGATCTCCGCGAGTCGGGCGCCATCGAGCAGGACGCCGACAACGTGTGGTTTCTCTACCGCCCCGGTTACTACGACCGCTCCCAAGCCTCGAAGCCGACCGAGCAGATCATTGCCAAGCAGCGAAACGGTCCGACCTGCACGATCGAGTTTCACTTCTCGGGCGGCACGATGAAGTTCACGCCGTCCGAGCCCGCGTACGAAGACGATTACGATGACTACGACCCGCCACCACCGTAAAAGGAGAGAACCATGACCATCGTTTCGCAAGACGCCCTCCGACTCGACGCGCAGATCAAAAAGCTCGCAGACTTCATCATGGCCGAGGTGCCCGGTGAGCCGAGTCAAAGCGAAGGCGCGATCGACACGGCGATTCGGATCATCCGAACGCAACAAGATCTTCTGCGCGCTCGCGACAAAGGCGTGCAAAGGCTCATTGAGCTCAGCCACTTCATCCTGGCCGAGATGCCGGGTGAGGCCGAGAAGCATCCGTGCGGAGAAAATGTCTTCGAGTCCGCGATGCGGATCATGCGCGAGCTACTGGCGAGGGTCCTCGAGCTCGAGGCAGAGATCGACGCCAGAACCGATCCAGCAAACGTCGTCGGCACCATGTCCTGGGCCAAGCGCGAGATGGAACTCGCGAAGGCCAAGGAGCGCGGCGATCAATGAAAGACATGGACCCGATTCTCGCCACGGCCGAGCTCATCGAACGGGTGGAAGCAGACGTGGCCATCCTCGCTGAGCAGTGGCGAAACCTGAACGGCGCGGTCGGGTCTGCCGCAAAGATGCACCTCGAGAGCGTCGAATACATCGCGCTGAACCTTCGCTACGCGGCAGAGACGCTCGAGCGCCACGTCAGATACATCGACAAGGAAGACATCCCGAAAAACCAGACCGTCTGGCACCAGTGCCCGCGCTGCAGCCGACCGGTGCAGTGGCTCCGCGAGACAGCGCGCTACGTGTGCAGCAAACCAGCCTGCGGGTGGACGGCCGACGTGATGCTGCCTCAAGAAGACGAGGCCTGATGGCCACCGAGATTTGTAAGATCTGCGGCGAACCAAAGAGCGAGCACGTCGCGACCGAAAGCGGCCCGCTCACCCATCCACGGGAAGCGCGCGGCGAAGGGCAGTACCGACTTCTCCGATTCGGTATCACCGGCGAGTCATGGCCCGGGCGCGGCGACGAGTTCGAGTGGGAAGAATGGGAGTTCGTTCCAGTGTGAAAGTTTGATTGCCCGCTCGACTTCGGCTTACGCTTCGATCAATGGTGAGAACTCCGACTGACGACAGCGAACCGGAATCCGCCGAACGGACTACCTTGAGACCACTCGAGGTTAGTGGTACTACACTCGCACTCGCCCGCGAGCTTGCCGCCAAGCTCGGAGATACATCAGTCGATGAAGTACTGCTCGACGCGCTACGCCTGTACGCACGCGTCCTTGCGTCACGAGATCTGTAGATGAGGGTTATCGGCGTCGCGCCCGGGCTTTCTGCCCTTGCCTACAGCGTGATCGTCGTCGACATGAACCGGGCCGTGGTCATCGACGCCGATGTCCTTCACGCCCGCGCCCTTTCCTCGGAGTCAAGCGTTAATAAGCGCCGGCGCGTGCACCAGCTCGTGCTCGGGGTCGTCTTCGAGCGGCACATGCCGCGCGTGCTCGCGATCGGCCCGCCGGTCGACCCCACCGAAGACCCCGCGTGCGTGCAGGCGGTCGAAGAGCTCCTCTCCGCCATCGCCCAGCTCGCCCAGATCCGCGTCCTCCGCTACGCGGACAAGAACGCAGTGGTGACCGCCCTCGCCGCCGATCGCACGAAGCAAATCGGCCGCGCGGTGAGCTCGTTCGTGCACACCCTCCCCTCCCGCGATCGGCGCGTGGTCCTAGCGACCGCCGCCGCCCTCTGCCCTGTGGCATCGACCCTTGACCCAATCCAAGATCGCCTGTTAAGGGGTTCAGCATGCCGACAAAAGCGCGCGGTTTAGGCCGCGGCCTTGAGGCGCTTTTACCACCCCGCGCTGGGGAGATCTCCGCCCTCCTCACCATCCCGGTGGAAAAGATTGCGCCAGCGAAGGACCAGCCCCGTAAATCCTTCGACCCCGATAAGTTAGAAGAGCTCGCCCAGTCCATCCGCGAGCATGGCGTCCTCGAGCCCCTGCTCGTGCGCCGAACCGGCGATGACGCCTACGAAATCACTGCTGGCGAACGCCGCTGGCGTGCCGCGCAGCGCGCGGGACTACGCGAGGTTCCGTGCCTCCTTCGTAACGATGCCCCGCCCGTCGAGCGAGCGATCGCGCTCATCGAAAACTTGCAGCGCGAGGATTTGAACTCGATCGATGTGGCCGAGGGGGTTCACCACCTCATTGAGGACTTCGGTTACAGCCAGGAGATGGCCGCGAAAACGATCGGACTGTCCCAGGGTCACGTGAGTGAAATCCTTAGGCTATTGAAACTTCCAGAGCCAGTCAGAGAAGCTGTCCGCAGCGGGAAAGTCCCCACGGCTCGCGCGAACGTGCTCCTTAAAGCGAAGAACGGGGAGCAACTCGCCGAGCTCACGAAAAAGGTCCTCAATGGGGCGAGCCGCCGCGAGCTTCGCAATATAGTGAGCCCGAAGCGCCGCGGCCCGCGCGTGCCTCCCGTGGTGAACCCGAACCTGCGCGACCTCGAGCTTCGCATGGAGCGCAAAGCCGGCGTAAAAGTCAAGGTCGAGTCTTTCGGTAACAACGGAATCCGGGTCACGCTCTGCTGCGGAAACTTCGCTGAGGCCGACATGGTTTTTAACCGGATCTTCCCTGAAGATCAATAATCCGCGTAAAGGGCAGGAGTCCCGCTGTGTTCAATCACCTAATTGTTTACGAACCATTTATTGTGGCGTTTTGCGTCATCGCCCTCTACACCCTCGTACTCCTCGGCATCCTTCCCCCGCCCCTTGGTTTGCAACGCCGCAAAACGGTGGACGACCTCTTCGAGAAGCTGCAAGGCGCCATCCGCGTGGCCGACGACGCTGTGAAGACCTCGTATGATGCCGCGCTCGCCGAACGCGCGCTCCGCGAGTCGGTCGAGACCGAAGCTCGCGCCGCCGCCACCCTTCAAAAGGCCGAGCTCGCGAACGAGATGCGAAAGCGAGAAGAGGTCGTCGCCAAGATAGAAGGCATCCTGGGTGAGAAGAAGAGCTGGAGTGACCTCTACCAGTCCCAAGCCCGAGCGCACGCCGCCGCACAGGACTTACTTCTTCGAGAGCTCGAGGCCTGTGTGCGGCAATACGAAGGGCTGACACGGCTTGTCACAGCATCGAAGTCGCTCGAAGACGCCCACGTTGCAGCCCGCCGAAAGCTCAAACTAGGCAGAGCGGCCCAGATTGTGGCCCAAGAATTCCGACTCGAGTTCGTAACCCGACAGCTCGAATCCGAAAAAGACTTGACAGTGCCAAAAACCCAAGAATCGGAGCCTGGACCGCAAGCTGCCGGTTGAAGGGCTAGAATTCAGAACTAATCTCGGAGTTTTCGATGAGCGACGAATCTTCAGGCGGCTTCGGCGGCCCGCGCCCCGACCACGAAATCTACGACGCCTTCCCGCTCGAACCGAGCGTGTTCGGCACCGATCCGATCGACGGCCTGCCGAAGCCCGCCGTCTCGAGCGCCCTCGAAGATGCGTTCGTGCCGCCTTTCGAGCTCGAGACATTCGTATGCATGGCGGACAAGAGCGCTTTCGTGATCCGCGATAGCCACCGCCGCATCGTCGCCCGCTTCACCCCCGATCAAGTGGAGCAGCTGCCCGACGGGAGCTACATCGTCAAGTATAACACTGCCCGCGCCGTGATGGGCTGGACCGCCGCGCCGATGCGCAGCGAGATCGAAGTCGAGCCGATTCGCCCGGCCTGCGCGCACTACAAGCGGCAAATGGTGGATTTCGAGATGGACGCAACCCACCGCATCATCCGCCGCGTGTGCACCGCCCAGCGCGGAGAAAACGGTGAGTTTTTCAGCGTGCGTGACAATCGCGTCCACGCATGCGACATGCGATCACCCCGTGACCCGGCAACGGAAGAGCGGGATCTCGACACGTTCGACGAAAAGAAGCTCGCGGAAGGCAAAGCGCGCCTCGAGCAGCAGACGTTCGACGTGGAAACGGCCCTAGCGAACCAGACCTGAAAGGTACCCGAAGGATGGCAAAGAACCCGCGCCCTGTAGACGATGATGAAGACGACGACGGCGAAGAGTTCGGCCCGGAGAAGACGCCGGCCGATGTGCTCGCCCGCATTGTGGACGAGATAGTAGAAAACCAGACCCGGCTGAAGCTCATCAAAAAGAGTCAGATGACCCCCGAGCTAGCCTTCGGCGAGATGCGGGACACCGTACTTTCGCTCCTTGCCGATCTCGCCGGCGCCGTCGCGGAGTACGCGTCGGACACCGACGAGTGGGCCGATAGTGTCGACGACCTCATCGGCGAGCCGGAGGAGTTCGATTCGCGCCTGCTCATCACCGACGCGAAGCTCATCATTGCAGCCCTCGCCGCCGGCCGCGCCGCGCTCGAGATCACGATCGGTACGGCGACCGACGAGAGCTACGTGCGCCAGGCGAGCGCCATGCGTGCCACGATCGATAAGGCACTCGCCCGCGTGCAGGAGATCACGCTCGAGGACGAGCCCGAAGAGGAAGAGGAGCCCGAAGAGGACGAAGAAGAGAACGCCGAAGAAGAAGAGAACGAAGCCGAGACCGAAGCGCCGCCGGCGCTCGAGCCAAACGGTTCCCCTGCGTAGAGACCCCGGGCGATGGTCGTGGATTTTGCGAGCGAATGGATCTCTGAATCAATCGACGACTTGTTCTTTCTAGTCCTGGATCTTCTTCTGTCCCCGCTCCGCGCGATCATCGCCTTTCTTCTCCGAACGAGCTCCCCGCCCTCCACCCCGCCGCGGTACACTGATGAGTGGCACGATACGGGGTGGCGCCTGCCCGATGAGTGAAAAACACGAATGAGCGAGACGAGTGAAGAAAGAATCCCCGCGCCGAAGCCGAAGCGCACGTTGTCGGACGCGCAACTCGCCGCGCTCGCACGCGGCCGTGCGCGCCGTGCCGAGAAGCGCAGCGAAGTCCAATCGGAAACCGAGCGTGCCCCCGCGCTCGATGAGCTCCCGCCCGAAAGCGAAGAGATTGAAAATGGACAACGCCTCGTTCGCGTCCCTCGTCAGAAGCGCCGCAACGGAACAGATGCTGCTCGACCACCTCCTGATCCCGCACCTAGTACGGAGCTTGATGAGTACCTCCAGCGCCGCTTCGCCGGCCGCCCGCCGCCCGAAGAAGAGCCGATCCCCGAAGACAATCTCCCGTCGATCAAAGAGGTAGCCCAGCGCACAGAGTTCTACTCCGCCGGCTCGCCCATCCCGCCCGAGGAGACCGACCCATCCAAACGCGATCGGCCGACCATCGAAGTCACCGATCACGTGGGCACGGACTTCACACCCGAAACGCTCGACGACCTCATGAGCTTCGCGCCGATCGGCGACGGCAACTACTACATCACGGTCGATCGCAAGTGGCCCACAGCCTGGGGCTCACTGTCCGTCCGCGGCATGCAGAGGCCGATCACCGAGCCCATGACGGCGCAGGAATTTCAGTACACGTACGGCGGCGGCAAGTACAACCTGATCCTCTATGGCCCCCCGTCAAAAAATGGAATGGGCGTGATCGATCCGGTCACCAAAAAGGTCCGCCCCAAAAGACTTTCGCCCGCGGTCACGTACACAATACCGATTGACGGCTCCCCGCCCATCGTCGTTTCCGACGAGAGCGAGGAAGACGACGACGACGATCCGAGGAGTGCCATGCAACCAGGGTTCACCCGCCGGCCGGCTACACCTGCCGACGCCAAGATGTACGAAGCCCAGCTCGGGCACGAAGAGCGGCAGCAGGATCGCCAAGAGCAGCGCGAGAAAGAGCGTTCGCAGAAGGAAGACGATCTGCGCCGCGAAAAAGAGCGCGACTCGCTTTCCATGGTGCAGCTCGTGAGCAACATGCGCGAGCAGGACATCCTGCGCATCGAACGCGAACGAAAGGAAGCCGTCGCCCGTGCGGAACGGGACGCGGCCGAGAAGCTTCGCATGGTGAACGAACAACGCCAGGATCCGGTCGAGATGATGCGCGCTGTCGCCGAGCTCAGCAAAACGATGGGCGGCGGTAACGCGAGCGCATCCGAAGCGCACCTCCGGCAGATGACAGCCGAGCATCAGGCGCACATCGAGCGGCTGACCAAAGCGCACCAAGAAGATCTCGAGCGCGAGATGAAGCGGACTGCAGAAGCCGCCGCCCGCGCCGATCGAATGATCAAAGACGCCGAAGATCGCGCGAACCAACGCGTCATCGATGTCGAGCGGCGCTGCGAAGATCGCATGCGCGAGCTCCGCGAAGCGTCCGCCTCCCGCGTGACCGAGGTCGAAACCAATTGCCGCCGCCAGCTCGAAGACGCCGACCGGCGCACCAAAGAGCGGATGGATGATCAGACCCGCCAGCACGAGCGCGAGCTACGAAGCTTCGAGTCCACGTACACGTCACGGCTCGAAACGCAGAAGACGACCTTCGAGCTACAGATGAGTGCCAAGGATCAGGAGCTCGCCCGGATGCGCGGCGAAGTGCACGAGCAGAAGCGCGAGATCCTGAAGAGCAAGGACATCACCGGTCGCATCAACGAGATCAAGCTTGCTGCCGAAGAACTCGGCATGCGCGAAGGTGGCGGCGATGAAGCCGAGGGCGAAATGAACTGGCAGCAGGTCGGTATCCGCCTGGCCGCGCGCTTGCCCGAGATGGTCGAGAGCGCCGGAAAAACGATCGCCGCGCTCCGCCAGCAGAACGGCGCCCCCGTCCAGCCCCATATGATGATGCCCGGCGCGGCGCCCCCCCGCGCGCTCCCCGCGCCCGGCCCCTCACGCCCCGCCCTCCCGTCGGGCCAGCCCTACGCATTCGCCACCGAAGACGGCCCGGAGTTCGCGGGCCCCGCCGATATCCCCTACATGCCGCCGACCTTCCCCGAAGGCCACGGCCCAAGCGGGCCCATCGCCCGCCCGCAACAAGCAGCCCCCGCGGCGCCACCGCAGCAGGTCGCGCCCCAGCCGCAGCAAGCCCCACCAGTCGTCGCCGTCCCGCCCGCCCCGCCGCCAGCGCGCCCGCCGCCCACGCCGCAGGCCGACCCCGCGGCCCCGCCCGCCGCGGTTCGGATCACTGATGAAGAAATCTTGCAGTTCATCAAGCCCTACGCGGAAAGCGCGCTCGACCAGGGCGCAACGCCCGACGAGGCCGCCAATCACTTCGCCCACATGCTGGCCGAACGAATCGGCCGCGATCAGGCCGCCGCGATCGCCGCCGCCCTCAAAGCCGGCCAGGTGATTTCGGCCATCAGCAATTCTGCCGAAGGTGCTTCCAGCGCGCTGGTCCGCCCCGCCGGGCAGAAGTGGCTCCGCGCCACCTTGCAGAAGGTGCAGCAAATTTTCGGAACCGGCTGAAGTGACCCCGCTCGAGCGCACCATCCACGAAAAGGTCGGCCTTTGGGCCCCGACCTGGATTCAGGAAGAGCGGGAGCGACTAGCCGCGCACATCGCCCACACCGGCCAACCCTTCTCCGAAGAAGTCGACGCGCTGTGGCTCACCCGGCGCGCTAACAACAAATGTCCGATCTCGGACGAGTGTGGGGCGCCTGGGAAGGGCGGCGTGTTCTGTAAGGTTCACCGAGGAGAATGACTCGTGACTGATGATGTGCATGCGCGCATGGTCGACTTCGCAAAGAAGCTCGCGACCGCAGAAGATTTTGAAGAAGCGGGCTGCGAAAATATCTGGTGCCAAGAGTGCGGCGGAGAGATTCCTGATGAAGTTAGGGAACTCGCGAAACTAATTGCCGACTCGACGACGGCACCTACCGAGCTTGCGAAAGAGCTTTACATCGTCAAACGCGAGGCAAGCCGATTCTTGAACGGCATCGGCCAAGCACTGAAGCGCGTACCTGAAGCGGAGAGCTACGCAAAGCTCGCCGAGCTCTGCCGCAAAGCCAGGGACCGCCCGTGCTTTTGCGGCTGCCACATTTCAGAATTTCAATAACCCCTATGCGCGCGATGAATCCTGAAGAACATCGATCGCTCGCCGAAATGGCGACTGAGCTCCCGCCGTTTCTATTGGATGTTCGTGACGGCGAAGCGCCGATTCTCGATGAGCTCACCACGCTAGGTTTCGTGCGCCGCACGATCGAGTACGAGGGTGAAACGCAGTACAAGGTCTGGCGCATCACCGATTCGGGCCGCCGCGCCCTGCGCATCCACGCCGTGTGGATGGCGTCCGTGTACGCCTAAGGACACCGCCATGGACATGCCGACCGAAAAGCGCTGGTGGTGCGAGAAGTGCCAGGCTTATCTGTTGGAAGCAGAGGTGAAGACCTTCGAGATGCCGATTGAGGACGTGGACAGGATCATCCTGCCGCACCTCATGCAAGGCACACCCTTACTGCTCAGCGACCCGCCTGGCACCGTGGTTCGCTACCATCGAAAGGGCACCTGGACGGGCGGCATGAAGGGCTACATCGGCGGCAGCCGCTACATCGAAATGAACTGCGGCCCGGTGAAGGAAGTCGTGGTTTCTACCGAAGAGCTCTTCCTCGAATGGCTCTGCCGCCCCGCCGCGCGGGACGCCCGGTAGGCCCGAAGAAGTTTCAGCGCGCTTTCTTGCCAACTTTAAGCCCACGCCCGTAGAGTGGGTGGTGCAGTCGGCGTCACCGGTTCGGCAGCAAGGGCCGAACTATGCTCGATGCCGCGCCGCCTACCACGTACGCCCCCTTCCGCGGGCCGGAAACGACCATTCGCCAGATGATCGCGCACGTTCGCGGCCAGCGCGGCGAGCGGAGCATCAGGGTGCGGTCCTTCACCGAGTCGATCGTGTCGGGTCTCCAGCCCAAAGACTACCTCGGCGAAATCCTGGCCATCCGAAACGCGGTCGCCGAAAAGGTCCGCTACGTGAACGATCCCCTGACCACCGAGCTCAGTAAGGATGCCGAGCGGATGGTGGAAGAGATCGAAGCGCGCGGCGTCGCTTCCGGCGACTGCGACGACATCGCGGTGCTCATCGCGACCTGCGCCCGGCAAGTCGGCCGCGAAGCGGAGTTCGTGATCGTGGGCTTCGGCGCCCCGAACCAGTTCAGCCACGTGTTCGCGCGCGTGCACGAACCGAAATCGAACAAGTGGATCGTGTGCGATCCGGTGGCCGGCACGACCGAAGCGCAAATGCTCCGCCGCGTGAAAACCTGGCGCGCCTTCAAAACGGATTGATCGATGAGCTACGCAGCAATCCCTCCCCTCGGTGCCTATCCCACGTGCGCGACACAAGCGGATATCGATCAGGCCAAGATCGAATGCCGCGCCCGTAACCTTGCCGGCCTCGGCATGACCGGGAGCTTCGGCGGCGCCGATCCCTGCTGGGTGCAGACGCTGCCGCTTTGCAGAACCGGCACCTGGTTCACGCCGCCCGCCCGTTCCGCGCCGCCGCCACCGAAACCCCCGCCGCCCAAAGTCGGCAACTGGTTTACGCCGCCGCACCCAAAGCCCACGCCTCCGCCGCCACCCCCACCGAAGCC